GCCCGACGAGATGCCTACGGGCTGGTGGGTCGGGTACCAGATCAATGACGACGAAGCCTGGAATCTGGTCAAGAGCGGGAAGCGAACTGGGTTCTCCATCCATGGCCGAGGCCAGCGAACCCCTTCGGTGATTTGATGAGTATCGAGCGATACGTAGCACCTGCAGCCAAGGCCACCAAGGCGGCTGGGAAAGCCAAGAAGAGTCCGAGTGGTGCCCGAAAGTTCTACCTGAAAGCCATCGGACACAAGGAAGGTTCGGTCAAGGTAAAGGGCGATACGTCGTTCGATCCGAAGAACCCGAAGCGGTATCGGAACGTCAAGATCCACGAGACCGGACCCAGCAATCGATTCGTAGGCCCGAAGAAGACCACTGAGAGTATTCACCTGACTCGGGGACAGAAGGCTCGTACGTACAAATGGACTGATCAAGATAGAGAACTCACTCGCGGGGCCAAGGGCGCACTTCTTGGCGGAGTAGTGGCAGTTCCGGTGATTGGAGGAGCAAGTGCCGCCGCATACCAGGAAAAGAAGGAAGACATGAAGAAGAACCATGACGTGTCTGCCTTCGGCATCTCCCACGGTGAGATCTCCAAGGCTGAACAGCGCAAGGAGGATGAGAAGCACACCGGGCGGAATGTAGCCATCGGTGGTGGTGCCACTGTCGCTGGCGGCACCGCAGTAGCGATGGGTACCAAGATCCCGGAGCACTCTCACTACTCCAAGAAGACCCGGAAGTACATCAACAACCTCCCACCTGGGGTCCACGAAGTAGATACCAAGATGCTGGCCAAGAAGCCTCGGAAGCTCGGGGCTCGGAAGCAGCAGACTTCGTATGTGGCTGCGATGGCTCACGAGCGGCCTGCTCCGTACTCACCGGTCCCGATCACTCGGTACAAGGACGGTGTGATTCAGCGAGACAACGCTCACTCAGTCATGGCCAACGCCATGAAGGGGCGAAAGACGCTGATCAAGATCGAGGATGCCCCTGGATACCGTCCTCGTCGTCGGACTGGCGAAGAGCTGGTTCGTCGGGCTCAGGGCCGCTATCAGCAACGTCGGTTGAAGCAAAACTTCAATCTCTCTGAGAGAGCGATCCAGGGACACATCAAGAACTACAAGCCGAAGAATCGCGCAAAGAACACCGCCAAGCGGCCTCATGGAGTAGTCGAGGACACCTTGAAGTACTCGACCAAGCCCTACAAGCTGAAGCGAGCTATAAAGGCTGGCAAGAACATCACGATGGTCGCAAAGCGAGACAACCGGGATTTTGAAGCAGGCGTTGCTGGGACAGCAGGAGTGGGAGCGCTTGCCGCTACCCCCGTTCGTCGGTCTGCCAGGAAGGTAGACATCAAGGACGGGAAGATCTCCTCCAGTGACGCCAAGAAGATCGTCAACCCCGGTTACCGCCCTGGTAACAAGCGTTCGATCAAGGTGATGGCTCGGAACCTCGGTCATCTGGAGAACAGCCCCACCAAGATTGTCCAGTACAAGGACGGGGGTGTAATTCCATTCGATGGCAATCACAGGGCTACGGCTCGTATTGCTCGGGGCGACAAGCATGTTCCGGTCAAGGTGATCGAGGGTGGAGAGCGCCCCGCCATCAGCATTACCCGGAATCTGTACCACGGTGCCCAGCAGAGAATTCATCGGGAGCGGATCAACCGAGGAGCTTTCACGCCGAACACTGACGGTGGATCTCCTAAGTACACCGGTAAGCACGCTGGAGAGACAAAGGTCTATTCCACCATCGCCAACGGATCGCCTACTCGATCTGGTCGTCGGGTGAATATCAGCAACTCTAGGATCATCTCTGGTCCCTCCAAGATGGCTCTTCGAGGACGACAGGCTGCGACTGTGGGTACTGGAGCAGCTCTACTAGGAGTTGCCCATCACCTGCACGGGAAGAAGGAGAAGAAGGAAAGCGTGGAGAAGCGACAGCACGCGACCTTGACTCCTGCCCAGATCAAGCAGAAGAAGCGGACTCAGGCCCGAGTCAGTCGAGTCACAGGAACTCTGGGTCTGGCTGCTCTGACTGGTACCGCTTTGGCTACTCGCCCAGGTCAGAAGGTACTTCGCGCTGGTTTCAAGCAAGCTGGTCGCAAGATGCCGAAGTCTCTGACGGCAGAGCCGAAGGAGCCGAGTTTGAACCGAACGATCACTCCGATGCTGGCTACCTCGGCTGGTATCGGATCTCTCGGGGCTTTCAACTTCGCTCGGTACACCGGAGCGGAGGCTGAGAAGGGTAAGAGGCCGATCAAGAAGAGCTACGAGGGGTCACCATTCGGTGATGGGTTTTTCGGTAGTGAAGGCAGGCGAATGACCCTGGAAGAGATCGATCATGCTTTCACTGACTGACTTGCGCTTACCCAGAGACTAATAGTGAGGTTGATGAACATGCCCAGACCAGTCCGCAAGCTTTCCAACATGGAGATCGATGAGATCTCTTTGGTGGACAAGGGCGCTAACCAGCACGCGATGATCACCATCGCAAAGAGGGCTCCCGAGGAGGAAACGATGCCCGAGCTTTACACCGAGGACGGAACTCTCCTCGATGAGAACACCCTGGAGGATGGCCAGATCGTCTATGACGGTGATGGCAATGCCTACGAGTTCACTCTCGATGCAGAGGAAGAGGTCGAAGAGCCTGAGCCCGAGCCGGTTGGCAAGTCGGCTTTCTTCCAGAAGAACGACCAGAACCAGGAGGGCGCTAAGTCCTTCTCCGAGCTGGTCATGGAGGAGCTGTCCAAGGCTTACTCGGACGACGACCGGGACCAGGTGATTGCCAAGGCTCTGGGCCGAGTCGAGGAGCTGGAGACGCGGTATCAGGCCGCTGAAGAGATCGCCAAGTCTGAGCGTGACCTTCGCCTGACCCGTGAGTACATCTCCAAGGCTGCTGACTACAACGTCCCGGTTGACCCCACCGAGCTTGGCCCGGTCCTGTACCGGATGGCCGAGTCGATGAGCTACGACGACTGCGCAGTCATTGCCAAGTGCCTTGAGGGCGCGGGCGCGATGATCTTCGATGAGGTCGGCTACATCGGTGGCGGTGACAACCAGGACATCATGAGCCAGGTTGAGGCGCAGGCTGTCGAGATCGGCAAGTCGGCTGACCCGGAAAACATCACCAAGGTGTTCGACTCCAGCCCGGAGGCGTACGAAGAGTACCTCGCGTCACAGCGGGGACGGTACTGAGAAAAGAAAGGTAGGGAACTGCTGTGGCGTATGAAGAGTCCATTCGGTCTATCACGCTGACTTCGGATAACACTCTTGCTGTCCGAACTGGCGTGAGCAACGCTCCAGGCTCCCCGGTTGACAATGCGGGAAATCAGTACCGTTTCGTCACCGTGAAGGGTGAGCACCTGGCTGGACGTGCCGATGCCGATGACCCGGTTATCGGTGTCCTGCAGAACAAGCCGCAGGTGCCTAACGAGGCAGCTACGGTTGCAATCCGTGGAGTCAGCAAGGTCCGGGTCGCCGGTGCCATCGCTGCAGGCGCGGGAGTCAACAGTGGGGCTGATGGTCGAGGGGTGTCCGGTACTGCCGGTTCCAGTCGGGGCATTGCTCTCACGTCCGCTACGGAGGCCGACGAGCTTATCTCGGTCCTCCTGACCCTGTGATTGGAGGTTTGACCAATGCCTAATCCCACTCAGTCTGATCTCCACATCAATGTCCCGCTGACTAATGTGTCGGTCGGCTACATGATTGACCGGAAGGACTTCATCGCGGACAAGATCTTCCCGCGAGTTCCGGTCAACAAGCAGAGCGATCTGTATTGGAAGTACCGCAAGTCGGATTGGCGGCGTACTGACGTTCAGCGTCGTGCGCCTGGTACCGAGACCGTTGGTGCCGGTTGGAAGACCGACACCGGGCAGTACTACTGCCACGTCTACGGCGTCCACAAGGACATCGATGACCAGGTTCGGGCCAACGCCGACAGCTTCTGGAAGCTGGACAAGGACGCGACTCTGTTCGTGACCAACCAGCTCCTCCTGAAGCGGGACCTGGACTGGAACAACGCCTACTTCAAGACTGGTGTCTGGGGTACCGACCTTGCCGGTGGTACTGACTTCACCCGTTGGAGTGACGCTGCTTCAGACCCGATTGTCCAGTTCGCTGATCTGCAGACCGAGTTCATCAAGCAGTCGGGGCGCAAGGCCAACACCCTTGTCCTCGGTGCGGACACGATCACACAGCTCAAGAACCACCCGGACATCATCGACCGGATCAAGTACACCCAGCGCGGTGTGGTCACCGAGGATCTGCTTGCGTCTCTCTTTGACGTGGAGAAGATCCTGGTTTCCTACGCTACGCAGGAGACCTCCGGTCAGGAGTTCGCTGACGGCCAGACGCAGGACGACAACGCGGTCTACGACTTCATGTCGGGATCGAAGGGCGCTCTGCTCTGCTACACCCCGTCTGCTCCCTCCCTGATGACCCCGGCTGCGGGCTACATCTTCACCTGGAACGGCTACCTGGCTGGCAACAGCTACGGCATCCGGATGAAGAACTTCCGCATGGAGCACATCGCGTCCGACCGCATTGAGGGCGAGATGACTTACGACATGAAGGTTGTCTCTCCGGAGATGGGTGTCTTCCTGTCAAACGCTGTCGCTTAATCGCTGCAGGGAAGATGGTGAGGGGCTGGGTCTCTGGCCCAGCCCCTCATTCTTTTGAGGAGTAGAGATGGAATCAGCGTTCGGTGTAGACCACGGTGAGTTCAGCAAGCGCGAGCCTGATGAGCACCGGATCGCCATTGTGCCTACCACCAAGAAGGACCGGAGGCGTGCTCGGGTCGGCAACACTGCTGTTCTGGGGACCACTGGTGGGCTTCTAGGTGCCATGGCTGGCGCTGAAGCCGGTGGTAGAGCGAGTCTGATCGGCGCTGGAATCGGTGCTGGTATCGGTTCTGGTGCTGGTGCTGCCATCCGTCCTGCGAAGTACAAGGCCAAGGTTGTTCCGAGAGGAAGTAAGAACTGATGGAATCCGCATTCGGTGTAGACCACGGGGATGAGGTCAGTAAGGGCCTCCCTGGTGCCTTGAAGGGCGGTCTGCCGCGTCAGGCTGAGACTGCCTATGGTCAGTTCCGTCAGGTTGCTCACCGCGAGGGTAAGACGGCTGCAAAGCAGTTTGCTCGCGCTCGTGGAGCCAAGACTCGGAACGCTGAGACTCAAGGCTTTAGTCTTGCTCACAGCACCAAGATGTCTGGGCAGAGCCTGGGTAACAGTGCGAAGGGTCTGTCTGGTTACCGGGCACAGCCTCGCGGCAGGGCTGACCGATTCGGCGGGCCGAAGCCACAGAACCGAATTCTTCCGTAGGAGAAGAGATGCCCAGTCAGTTGGTTAAGAACGACAACGTGACCTTCCTGGTCGCGAAGGACTTCGTATGGGATGGAGTCCAATACAAGCTTGGTGATGACTTCGATCAGAACATCGCCATTGGCCGGATCGAGCTGTTGGTTCGCACCCGCAGGATCATTCCGGTTGTAGAGAACTCCTCAGTCAAGCCTCGGCACTGGCACCGGGAGGTTCGCCTCCGTAGTGATGTCGAGCGTCGGCTGGGAGTATCTCGGGATGTAGTAACCGCTTTGGACCAGTCCCCTCCCGTTTCGGAACTGGATTCCAGCGAAGATCTCGGGTTCGACCCGAGTGAGCACAGCGTCAACGAGGTACTCGACTATGTGGAGAACCATCCTGACGAGGCGCTCTCCGTGTACGCCCTGGAAGAGCAGGGCAAGAACCGCTCAACATTGAAGTCAAAGCTGGATGACATCCTCAACCAACAGGCTGAGGAAGAGAACAAGGAGGAAACCAATGGCTGACCGTGAGCTTCGGGACGAGAACACTGCCCCGGACCCCAATGACAACCCCAATCAACTTGAAGACCTGGTTCGAGTCGATGGCCCGAGCAAGCTCTCCCATGAGGACACCGTTCCCGAAACCCAGCGGGAAATCGACAACGCCGAAGACGGAGCCTTCCGTGAAGGTCGCGACATCGATTCGGGCAAGACTGCTCGCGAGCTCCATGATGAGAGGCAAGAGGCTTCGGAAGAGGCGAAGGACGAAGAGAACAACTGACGAGTGATGCCCTGGGCTTCGGCCCAGGGCTCCTCTTAAGGAGAATCATGTACAGCGCGTTCGGTGTGGATCACGGAGATGAGGTCTCCAAGCTTGCGTTGCCTGGCATGGCTTCTCTAGGCAGCAAGATCGCTGGTGGTACTCAGAAGTTCGGACAGGGTCTTCGCCGCTCTGGTGCAGCCAACATGTCCGTAGGCCGTCAGATGGGCGGTAGCTTCGGTCAGGGTATGCAGCGTGGTGGAGCCGGTCGGGTGAAGGTTGGTGGACAGCTCAAGCGCCTTGGTGGTGCTATGGCTGCAAAGCCTGGGCTGACTGGTGGTCTTGCTATCGGTGGCGGTACTGCTGCTGTCGGTGGAGCTGGCTATGGCCTCGCTGGTGGTAGGCAAAAGCGACAGTACTAGGAGGACTCATGACCGCCACGTACACGAGTCCTGACTCAGACGACAAGGACGCCGTTCGCTTTCTCATCGGTGACACCAATCCGAACCAAGCTCTGGTTACCGACGAAGAAATCGAGTGGACGATCACCAAGTGGCTTCCGCTCTACAACACTGTGGAGTACTGCGCCTCTGTAGTCGCTGACACCATCGCTGCACGCTTCGCTCGGGAAGCCAATTACTCGGCTGATGGCGTCAACATTTCTCTTGCGAACCTCGCACAGCAGTTCCGTGATCTTGCTGCGAACCTTCGGGTGCAGCACAAGAATCTGCTCGTCGGGGGAGCACCTGATGTGGGCGGCATCACCCCCGGCGAGCAGACTGCTCCCGATGTCACTCCGTTCGACTTCGGTACGGGGATGCACGACAACCTCGAAGCCGGTCGTCAGAACTACGGTAATCGTCCCTATCCGGAGTACGTGCCTGAGTACCAGCCGGGTGCGTGATGGTCTACGAGCCCACCGACATCTCTTCTACCGCGCTGGCGTACGTACGCGAGCGTGCCACCGGGATGATGAACTCGGTCTGTCGGATCGAGAGGGTGAAGCGACCCTCCTTTAACCAAGAGACTGGTACAGCCGTCCCTGGTCAGAAGACCACCATTTACGAAGGCCCCTGCCGGATCTGGGAGGTCTCCGGTGGGGGTCCCATCATGATTGCTGAGGATGAGGTCGTCACCCAGAACACCCAGCTTTCTATTCCCTGGGGTACCAATCCTGTTCCGGAACGGGATGATGAGGTACAGATTATCGAGGCTCCAACGGACTTCTCTCTGGTGGGCAAGAGGTTCGCAATCGAGTCCTCAGCTAAGGCAGGAGACCTACGGGCCACTCGTCGGTTCAACGTGACATACCAGGGGAGGAATCGATGATCAGCGCTTTCGGCATCATCCACAAGGGTCTTCCTCGGTACCTGAAGGACATCGCTCCTGTCATCGGTGCCTCCGGTACCAGAACGTTCCAGGGTGGCCGTCCTCTGTCGCGCGGTGACCACACCTATCTTCGAGTACGAGCGCATCAGGCCGGTAAGCGAGCTGCTCGATCCAAGTCTGAGTGGGACAAGCTGAAGCCTACGAAGGGTGCCAAGCTACCGTCTAATCTGGATGCTTCCGAAGCCAAGTGGACAGAGACCCACAGTAACGCTGCGATTGGCAGGCTGGCTCGGGAAGGGTCTCGTAAGGCCATCAAGGACAACACGTACACCCGACCGAAGAAGCCACTGCCATGAGCGGAGTAGCAAGCGCAGATATCTCCAGCCTCGCTGCCGCCCTAAAGGAGTCTGGTAAGAACGCTGATGTCACGACCGAGGAGGTTCTCCTCCATACAGCGAACTATCTGAAGACCGAGATGGAAGCTCGGGTTCCAGTTCGTACTGGGCGTCTGCGTCAGTCGATTCAGGTTCGTGTATCGGGCAAGACGATCACTGTCGGCCCTGACACCCCCTACGCGGAGTACGTGGAGTTCGGGACCAGCCCACACGTCATTTCAGCCGGTCCTGGCAAGACTCTGGCGTTCCAGGTGGGTGGACGGATGATCTTCGTGAAGCGGGTAAATCACCCCGGAACTAAGCCCCAGCCCTTCGTACGCCCTGCTTTTGAGGCGTGGGTGGACACCCTTGGTGGACTGGTTGCAGAAGCACACGTACAACGGTTCATAAAGGAAGCTTCGTGACTGTAGCCACTATCGTCCGAGGGCCGATCACTGACCGCCTGATCAGTGAGCTGGCAGAGACAGGCTTGCCTGTAGGAGACCAGTCCCAGCCTGATGACCCTTTCGGATGGCAGGGTGAACCAAACGCTGATGATTCCGACTTCATCCCGTGGATGACGATTGCCGCCAGTACCGGTCAAGCTGGTACCGGGGCGATGGGAGCTTCAGCGAGTGAATGGAAACTGCCCTATAGCGTTACCTACGCTTGTGTTAGTAGGGCACAACTGGACTGGCTGGCTGACAAGATCCGCACGAAGCTCGTGGGGATCGAACGTGAGTCGGTTGGTGGATGGAGGATTCAGCAAATCCGCTGTACCTCGATTGGCGGCAGTAACAGGATCGGTGGTTCCTTTCCTGATTACTTCACACAAGTGGACCTCTTCGAGGTCTGGACATCAAAGGAGAGGACATGAGCAAGAGGAAGACTGTCGTCATCGAGAAGGATGGCGTTCGCGCTGAGGCTGACCAGAACACCTTCAAGGGGCTGGCCAAGCGCGGCTGGACGGTTGTAGATGATGGAGATAAGGACGCCCAGGCTGCTCAGCAGGAAGAGCAGAAGCAGGCCGAGGAGCTGGAACAGCAGGAGCAGCAGCTTTTCGGAACTAACGACGAGGAGTAATCGACATGGCAAGGCTCATTCCCAATGAGAACACTTGGGTTGGTTTCGCGGCGGCTGCGTCGATCACCAACATCGCCGCGCCTACTGCGGCCCAGGTGGCTGCGGCTGAGGACGTGACCCCGCATCTCATCTCACTGAACGCTTCGTCCCGTGGAAACACGGTGCCGACGCCGAGCTTCGACACGCTGTTCGAGACCAGCACCGCTGGTACCTCGGCAGCGACCTTCGACGCTGACTTCTACCGGGATGACGAAGACGACGCTGCCTGGGAGCTTCTCCCGCGTGGTACTCGTGGCTTCTTCATCATCAGCCGCTTCGGTGGTTCCGGTGCCAACAACCTGCCGATTGCAGCCGATGAGGTTGAGGTCTGGCCGGTTATGGTGACCAGTCGGTCGATGGCGAACATGAGCAACAACACCGTTCTCACCTTCACGGTTTCGTGCGCCGTGAACGAGGAGCCCGACGAGGATGCTGTAGTTGCGTCGTAATTTGTAGTACAACTGAACAACCACTTCCTACCGCCCAAGGAAAAATATGCCTAACACTGCTACTGCACCTGCCAAGAAGGCTGCGAGTAAGTCAGGGTCAGACAAGCCCAAGGCAACTCTTGATCACCTGAAGAAGAAGATCCGTGCCAAGGAAACCTTCTCGATCTTCCTCAATGACGAAGAGGGTGAATCTCAGGAGCTGACCCTGACTTACCAAGCCATTGGTGCGCAGGACTACGACAAGCTGGTTGCGAAGCACCCGCCTACTGCGGATCAGCGAGTCGAGGGTGCCTCCTTCAATATCGACACCTTTGGTCCCGCCTTGATCTCCAAGGTCTGTGTGGAGCCTGAGATGAGTGAGAAGGACGCCAAGGAGATCTGGAACTCTCCTGAATGGTCCCGTGGTGACCTGATGGTGCTGTTCCGGAAGGCAGTCGAGCTGAACAACCGGGGTGTGGACATCCCTTTCAGCGAAAGCGTCTGAGAGCGGACCCCAATTTCCACATGGAGATGTCCTTCTGTAATGAGAAGGGCATTCCTCACTCGGAGTTCCTGGGCTGGCTCCCAGAAGACAGAGCCAAGGCAATGGCTTTCCAACTGGAAGCAGCCCTTCGTTGCACTATGTGTGGGACGGCTCCCTGGGAGTGGGAAAACAACAAATACGCATATCAGGCGACCGAGGAGTTCTGTAACGGCTGTTACCAGAAGTCGGTGTTCTCGGATACCGAGTCAAAATCCCTGCCTGGCACCAACGTCAAACTGGTCCCTACTACGCCTATGATGAAGGCCAAGCTTAAGTTGCAGGCAATGAAGCGTGCCAGGATGATGCGTAAGGAGTAGGCGTGTCGCAGCAGCCCGTTGAGGCAAACGTCGTACTCACTGCGGACAATTCCCAGTACGACCAGTCTATGCAGCAATCGGCTGCTCAGACATCTCAGTTCGCTGCGACAGTAGACACTCTGTCTGCAAAGGTTGGCAACCTCACCAAATCCGCTGGCCGAAAGATGCTGGGCATCTCCGCTGCGGACCACGCTCTGGTGGTCTCTACGACCGTTGCCTACGCAGCGTTCGAGAAGCAGGTATCCAGCCTCAACGTCCAGGCTGCTGCTCTGACCAAGACGCATGAGTCTCAGCAGAAGATGTTCGCGAACAGCGTCGAGGAAGTGAATCGACTTCGCGGTGCCTATGGTCTGGCTACCACTGAAGCAGCTCAACTGGTGCAGACGGTCAGGACGCTCAGTGACCAGACTGCTTCTGCTTCCAAGCTCACGGACACCTTCGTCAAGCTTGGTGCCGCTACTGGTGAGTCCTCAGCCAACTTGGCTGCTGGGATGTTCCAGCTCCAGCGGACCATGGGTACACAGCAGCGGGACGTTGAGAAGTACAACAATCAGCTCTTTACCCTGAGCCAGCGCTCTGGTGCCAGCGCTTCCTCGATCCTGGAGTTCTCCCAGAACATCGCTCCTGTCGGTCGTCTGCTGAACATGACCCAGACCGACATCATGGGTACTGCGAACGCCTTCATGAAGGCTGGTCAGGACGGCTACCGAGCCTCCAACGTGTGGACCCGGATGGTCTCTGACATCGCCTATGCAGCTCAGAGTGGGTCACCACAGCTCAACACCTACGCGAACCTCGTGGGGATGACTACCCAGCAGTTCAAGGAACTGGGTGGTACCGAGCAGATCAACTCGATCTTCGAAGCGATCAATCGTCAGGGTCCGCAGGCGATCAGCACCCTGAACCGCATGGGCTACGACGGTATGCAGACCGTGCGTACGGTCACCGCTATGGCCCAGCAGGGAGGTATGGCCAGCGAGATCAACGCTGCTCGTAGCGCTGACCCCAAGGCCCTGGGTCGGGGTAGTGAAGCTGCTCTGGACACCCTCACCCACAAGCTGGCTGAGGTACGTTCCGAGCTGATGAAGACCGCCGAATCGTTCGGTGGTAACTTCGCGAAGTCTGCCGGAATCTTCCTCTGGGCTGTCGATAAGATGAGTACGGCAGTACGGATGCTCGTGGACTCCCCTCTTGGGAAGATGGCTGCTCTGATCGCGGGGATCGCTGCACCATTCATGGCTCTTGGTGGCGCTGTGCTGATGGCCAGTAAGGCTCTGGCTACCTTTGCTACCGCCTCTATGTTCTTGGGCTCTGCTCCGGTCAAGGGATTCCTAGAGACCCGGCGTGCGATGACACCTGCAATGCGGGCAGAGATGATGGCCACTGGTGTCCGTCCTGGAGTTGGTGAAGGACGAGTTCCGCTGGGCACCCAAGGTGAGCAGATCGCTGGCCCTCGCGGTTCCTGGTCCAATCGGATGTTCTACAACGCCGGTGCTCAAACTGCGTTTATGAGCCGCGCAGGAAACGTCGCTCCTGGAGCCCCCACCTTCTCGAACCAGATGGTGGGTCGTGCTCTTCAGGGCGGCGGCTGGATGGCTCGGATGGGTGGTCAGTTCTTCTACGCTCCGGGTGCCATGCGTATCCCTGGGGTGGAGGGATCAGGCGGATACAGCGATGTGACTCGCAGGTTCCGGATGTTCTCTTCTCCCACGATGGGAGGATCGTTCGGAGCTGCTGGCCGAACCCTCGGTCGTGGAATAGACGCAGGCGGTCGCTTTATTGATCGAAACATCGGTGGGATTAACGCTGCTGCTCGTCTCCAGTTCGCTTCTCAGGGCTTGCTCAAGGGCGGGGACGCCTTCATGGACAAGCAGGGGCGGATCGTCATGTACGACGACGCCCAGAAGATGAACCAGCGCATGGACCAGCTCAACAAGAGCAGGCTTTCTGGTCTCACTTCTGGCGCTGACAAGGTTGCGCAGGTTGACCGTGAGGTCATGGCTTCCTCGAACGCTGCCAAGGCGATGGGGAACCTGGAGCGACAGGCTATGACTGCCTCTCGTGGCTTCTCTGCCTTCGGTCGTGGTCTTAGCAACGCGACGATGATGATGATGGCCACTGCCGGTGGTGCTGCGAAGTTCACTGGCGGATTGGCCAAGAGCGCCTATGGCCTTGTGGGTGGCAACCCGCTGATGGCGTCTGCTCTTGGTGGTTTCGCTCTGTACTCGATGTACAAGGGCGCTACTGGTGACCAGGAATACCAGAAGACCGACATGTCGGGATTCAGCAATGCGTACTACCAGGCCAACAACATGCCAGGGATCGCTCCGGTTGCTGAGGAGCTGATCTCCACTACTCCGAAGAACATCGGCATGTCGGCTGCCCTTCAGGTCAGTCCTCAAGATCGACAGCTCGCTACTTCGTCTGGTTACAAGTACACCAACGACCGGATCAAGAACGCAGGCAGCTTGGCTGAAGCGAGGGCTGGACTTGAGGCTCAATGGGGTCAACTGGGTCAGAACCCTCAAGCTATCCATCAGGCTGCTCTGGATCTGACCGCCAAGTTTGGTGTTGGTGCTGCTCAGTCCACCCTGAACTACTTGGCTGACAACAACCGGCCAGAGGATCTGGACATCACTCAGCTTGCTGGAGAGATCGCCACTCCAGGTACCAAAGGCAAGATGGACTGGCTGACCCACACGTACAGTTCGTCCCTTGCCTCGAAGAAGTTCGATGCTGCGTTCGGCGCTATTGACGACCAGGCCAACTACCTCGCGGCTACAAAGGGTGCCGAAGAGAGCATGAGGTTCACCGCCGAGACCACCAAGGATTTGGTCAAGGCTTTCGACGTAGCGTCTTCTCAGCCCGGTGATTACCACTCGACTATCGAGACCACTGGTGTTCTTCGTGAAGGTCTGGCCGAGCGTCTCCTCGGTGTCGATCTGGAACACGATCAGGCTTACAACGAGAGCGCTCGACCTGGAACTCTGAATGAGTTCATCAAGCAGACGGTCATGGGCGATGAGCAGACTGGTAATTACGCTCTGGACGACGAGCAGCTCAAGACGGCTCTGGGTCAGTACGGTCTGGATGAAGACCTCAAGGGCGAAGACGCCTATCGAGCGATCTACGACGCCATCGTCAATCCCAAGCCGATGGAGGAGGGTAGCGAGCAGCAGAGCGCTGCTGAGGCTATCGAGAAGGCCACGACCAAGGTATTCGGCGCTGGCGGCATCCTGGGCCTGCAGTCGGTCAAGTACGCCCTGACCGAAGGCTCAATGGACCCCAACGCTTCTGTTCGGGCAATCGAAGACATCTCGCACCGGGTTCGTGGAGCGACCATGGACCCCGGCAAGCAGTACAAGATGCTGGGAGATCTGGTTGCTGAAGCAGGTGGAGACCCACAGCTTGCTGCAGATCTGATGGCTGGTGCCCAGGGACAGCTTCAGCAGTCTCTGGCCTTCCGGATGCCGTACATGACTCGCACGGATCAGTTCGGTGCGCAGACGAGTCTGTTCAAGGGCGAGATGGCCACGAACGTTGGCCCCGGTGGTGAGGACGCTCGAAAGCAGGCTCAGGCTGCTTACGCGCAGCAGGTCCAGGAGCAGTACAACTACTTCAAGCAACTGCTCTACCAGCAGCGAGAGTTCAACGTCTCTCGTGACCGGGCTGAAGAGGACTACAACCTCCAGCGTGAGTATGCACAGGATGACTTCGACCGGCAGCGGAACCGGGCCGAGTTCGACTACCAGTTGATGCGTAGTCGGGCTGAAGACGACTTCGCTCGCCAACAGCGTCGTGCCAACTACGAGTTCAACCTGCAGCGTCATCGTCAGGAAGAGGACCACCACCACCAGGTCCAGATGATGATCGAGGCTCAGGCCCAGCAGATGTACAACATGTACCAGCGGATCGCGGTGCAGCGTACGGCGTCTGCTGACTGGCTTCTGTTCAACGCTCAAGACCAGCTTGAGGCTATGCAGGGCCAGTCACATGATCTGGATCGTCTCCGCAATATGGGGATGAGCGACAACGCTATCCAGCAGCTCGGTCTGACTGACCCCAAGAACGCTCAGCAGTTGGCTCGTCTGGTCTCTGATGTAGCTGAAGACCCGAAGCTGATCAAGCAGTTCAACGAGTCTGTCAGCAAGCGCCTGAAGGCTGCTGGGGCGCTGGTCAAGGACGAGTCCTCCACTGAGTGGCAGGAGTTCCGGAGGAACTACCGTCTTCAGCGCACGCGAGCCCAAGAAGACTTCGACCGCAACATGCGTCAGGGGCGACAGGACTTCCACCGGAGCCTGGATCGCCAGGATGAGGACTTCCGTCGCTCTCTGCGTCGTCAGGACGAAGACTTCGAGATCTCGATGGATCGGATGGCCGATCAGTACGAGAAGACGATGACTCGGGCCTCTGAAGACCTAGCTCGTGCTGCTGACACCATCGACGGTAACTTTGCTCAGATCCTGCGTAGGTCCACCAAGAACCTCTCTGGTCACGCTCGTGAGCAGGCTCAGACTGTGATCGCTGAGTTCCGAGACCTGAAGAACTCGACCTCGCCCTACGCCATTGACCTGATGGAGACCCTCTCTGACATCTTCGGGTTCAAGTACCAGGCTCCCAAATGGAAGAGCAGGGGCGGCAACTTCGACAACGTGAATGACAGTCGAGACACCACTGGTCCTGGGGATACTCCTAAGCCTGGACCACAGATCAATTCAGCATCTGGTTCGGTCCTTCCTGGTTTCACTCCTGGTGTAGACGGACATCGGTTCGAGTCCAAGACCACTGGTGTGAGGATCAACCTCTCCGGTGGCGAGGCAGTCATGGTTCCGGAGTGGACTCGGGCTGTGGGTGGTCCCAGGGCAGTAGAGGAGATGAACCGAGCTGCTCGACGTGGTGGTCGTCCGAAGCAGGAGCGTCACCAGGGTGAAGGCGTCCTGGGCGACTCAGCGAACGTAGTAGCGATGGAGTACGCCGCTGGTGGTGTCCTCAGTGCTTCTGCGATTCAGCGGGCCAAAGACTTCGCCCGGTCCAAGATGGCTCCTGGAGACCAGTACGTGATGGGTGGGCATGGACCTACCTACTACGACTGCTCTGGCTTCATGGCTGCGATCACCAACGTGCTGCGTGGGTATAAGAACCCGAACTTCCGACTGGGTGCTACGTCTACATTCCCCTGGCCTGGCTTCGTCAAGGGTCCTGGTCAGTTCACCATTGGTTCTACCTCGAACTATGGCGGTAGTGGTGTAGGCCACATGGCTGGAACCCTGGATGGTCTGAACGTCGAGTCTCGTGGTGGTGAGGGACCGATTGTCGGTCCCAACGCTCGTGGCTACAGGGACTCTGGATTCGTCCAGGTCTACCACCTGGGTGAGAAGGGCGACTTCGGTTACGGCGGTGTTGGAGGCGGCGGTGGTGGCTCACCTGAGCGTCGGATCACTCTGAAGGAGATCCTCAAGGACTACTACCCGAGGGCTGAGAAGGACGCCACGAACATGCAAGGCGTCAACTTCCTTGCGCGAGGCGATATCTCCAAGGTCATCAACCGTCTGGCTCGCAGGAAGTATCACGAACTTCTGGACAAGTACGGCGCTCCCACTACAGCTCGGGGTGGCGACGTAGGAGTTGCTCCTGGTGGTGACCTGGACAACCGACAGACTGTGCGTGCTGCTGCCAAGCGCTTCGGTTGGGGTGACCAGTGGAACGCGCTCTCCCAGCTCGTGATGCACGAGTCGAGCTTCAACAACCACGCTCAGAACCCGACTTCTACTGCATACGGCATGTTCCAGTTCCTGGACTCCACCTGGGCTGGTGTGGGTGGTCACAAGACCGCTGACCCCTGGCTGCAGTCCATCTACGGAATGCGGTACATCAAGAACCGATACAAGGACCCCGCTGGTGCGTGGAGGTTCTGGCAGAACCACAACTGGTACGGCCAGGGTGGCATTTTCACCGATGGGGCTCACAACATCACTGTGGGTGAGCGTGGCCCGGAGATGGTGCTGCCCCTGAACGAATACGGGGCTGACTTCCTGACCGGATTGATGATGAAGACCAGTGGTGGTCTGGACGCAAAGCGAGGACTGGTTGCTCACGCTCAGCCTGCGATCAGTGGCAACAGTTACTACAACTACCAGATCGACCGGTCGTCTAACTTCACTGGACCGATTACTGTGCAGGCAAACAACCCGAACGAGTTCCTGACTGAGCTGAGGAACAGGGAGCGGACTCGGGCGCTTACCCAGCCTTCACTGGGCGGGAGGAGAGTCTGATGCCGAGGACCATCCCCTACGCGATCACTGATCCTGCTCAAGAGGGGTTGAACTACCTCGCTGTAGAGATCAGCTACGGCGGTGAGTGGATCAATATCAACGACGGAGACCGGTACAGGATCGCCGCTGACAACACTAGGAACGCCACCAACAAGAGCTGGAGGAAGGTCACTGCTACCTCTCCTGTCCTGGGTGGTGACTACCTAGTTCACGCTGTGCCAGAGATGGTGAGTGAGCAGATCGGGGTCTGGATTCACGGGAACAACCAGTCTGATCTGGCTGACAACCTCTTCTTCCTCGAAGAGTTGTTCGAGCAGTTCGACTACCGGATCAGGTGGACCTTCAACGAGTATCGCGAGTACTGGCGGTGTCAGCTCGCTGAGGCTTCATTCGCTCGTGGACACGTCTGGACGCACAGCCAGATGGCACAGAGCACTTTCACCGTGCCTCGCTATCCAGACGTATCCCGAGAGAGGATTGGTTGATGGCTGGGCGACTGACTCTCTGGGGTGCTGGTGAGATCCTCCGAACCTTCTTTGGTCGTACCTCAGAGCCTCCTCCCGACTTCTACCTGGCTCTGATCACGGGTACTGCTCCCACTCCCTATGTCTCCGGTATTGAGTTGGTCGAGCCGTCTATCGACGCAGGTTACTCACGAGTAGCTCTGCCCAATGACTCCTCCATGTGGGTCTCAGACTCAGGTGAGCTACACGTCGTAGGAAACGAGCTAGAGGTCCCGTTCGTGACTGCCACGGCTGAGTGGGGTCGAGTCAGCTACTGGGCTGTCTGTAACGCTGTCGAAGAGGGCTACGTCTACTTCGTGGGGAACCTGGAAGAAGAGATGATGATCTACCAAGGAGATCAGGCCGTAGTCGGCGCTGGTGAGTTGGTCATCGAGCTTGGTCCCTTCTACACCGAAGAGGACTTCTGATGACCGTCAAGAATCTTCGTCCAGGTAAGACCCAGGTCACTGCCAAGGGCAGAGGCAGCGTCCACAAGAAGACCAAGGATCAGGTCGATCCCCCTGGTGGGTTGTATCCAATCCGTATGTCCGCGTGGGCCACAGACGACTTCCGAATCGCCAACGGCTGGCCTGTCTCGATCCCTGACTACGACATCAAGGCTCGGACCCTGGTCTCCGCTGAGGGAGAGGTTCTGGCCTACCGGGAGCAGGCCAGAGATGTGGTCACGAGCGCAGACTTGCGCTGGATTGCTGACGACGAGTACTACAACCTGACTGATCTGCAGTGGTATCCCCACCAAGCTGAAACACCGATCAACTGGTCAACCTCGGCTGAGTACGCGCCTACCTACCTGTCTGACTATGAGTACGAGTTGAGGTCAGAGGTATTCGTGCAGGAGGCACTCAACTTCGACTCTGATTCGACCGAACACATGTGGACCGATCTGACTCAAGCCCTTGGTGGGGTAGCCGGTTACACAGTGATCTTCTCGGTCAGCCCTTCCTCTGCCTACGGGAATAACCTGGAGACTCCATACGCTGGTCTTTGGTGCCCCGGACAGCCCACAGTAGAACCGATGTCTGAAGCTCCAGAGGGTGGTTGGGTAAGCCTGACCCTCCAGGGGAACACTCTGTACCTTCAGACCGATCAGACCCGTCGCAAGCCTGCTATGCCGATCTCTGATCTGCTCAGCACAGCAGCTCCGGTGATGATCGCGATGGTGATTGATCGCCCCTACATCAGCCTTTACGCAGGGCGTGGGCCGTCCGGGGTCACCAAGGTCAGGGTCGATTCTGGAAGTGATGTCGTTCCCATGGATGGCCGTGTCGTGCTGGGTAGGTCAAACGGTGACTTACTGCATACTGCTGACATGACCCTGATGGAGATCAATCTCTACTCGGAGATTCTCACCGGAGAAGAGGTCCGGGACGAGTTCTCTCTACTCTCTTCTATCTACGGAGGGGATAAGTGAGTCTCACAGCCGCACCGGTAGACCAGAACCAGATCGGTTACTTCCGGGTCTTTGCTACTCCTCCTGGTGGTGACCAGAGGGAGATCACTCTGTTCCGGGGTGCTCCTATCCAGATCGAACAGGTCGGGACTGTAGATCCCTTCACTGAGTCCGCTGCTTCCATCTCCTTTCCTCAGATCACCATCTTCGACAATCCCGGTACAGGAGACCTGGACTGGCTGGTTCCGGACGCCGACGTAGACATCGTGTGGCAGAACTACGGTCCCTATGACTACGACTGGCGCTGGGAAGGGTTCATCACTTCCTACGACTTCAGCCTCACTGGCAACGAAACCTCCTTCAAGATCGATCTGAAGGGGGCTCTCTTCGGCCTGGATGACTATCTGGCCAAGCCCAGCTTCATGCGTCGTCCGGTCCCCTACGAGATCTTGTTCAAGCGATACTTCAACCCGGAGAAGTACCCCTGTCGTCTCAAGGAACTGAAGATCACCTTCCCACCGGACTGGAAGCGGAAGGTTCCTGAGTACAAGGGTCCGAACGGGTACGCCTCGACCCTCAAGCCTGCGGGTGTGACTCCTGGCCAGAAGTGGTCAGGTCTGGTCTCCAGGTCTACTGGTTCCTGGGAGCCGATTCTCTCTGGGTTCATCCAGACAGCGCTGACCACGATGTTCGATGAGGGCGGGTCGCAGTGGAGCATCCGGAATAACGGCCACAGACGCCCTGAGCTTTACCTACGGCGTCCTCCCAACTCAGACAGCCACAAGATCCTGGAGATCACTCTGGGAGCCCCTGGAGTGGGTTTTACGGGCACCAAGGACTTCACTCAGCGGGCCAACACCATCTACGGGCAGGGCAAGGACGAAGCCGGGATCACCTTCTCGGGGATGAACGTCTCTCCCGCAGGTCTCAACACCTACTTCAAGCCCTACGCCTGGTCTCCTCTGGTCTACCCACGGGAGGGAAACCCCTCTCTGAGGAAGAACGTCAAGGCCAAGGAGACGATCATCCGGTTCCAGGACGGACTGGACGAATTAGGGGCCACCAGAGTCGCTCAGGGCCAGCTACAGCGCTTCGCAGACCCTGGGGTGACTGGAAGTATCACTTTGTCCACAGACCCCCGCACAACGGACGGTAAGCCCTTTCCGAGGATGCTGATCAAGGCAGGGACCACCTTCCGGATCAACGGCCTCCTGGGGATGAACGAAGGTCTGTTGGTTCACATCACCCAGGCCAGCGTCAACTTCCGAGACCTGTCAGTGAGCCTGACCTACGACTCCAAGTACCGAGACGTGCTGACGGTGGATGAGGTCAAGGCCCGGACGAGGGACGCTCTGTCTCCACTCCGGGCTCTTCAGACAGGGAAGTTCTCCAACACGATCCAGGATCTTCTTCTCCCCTGGAGCTACCGAGCTGGGTCAGGGATCATCTCCTCTGGTGGAGGGAAGGAGTTCTTCAACGAGAAGCTTCCTGCTTCTGCTTCCTTCCCGTACGAGGACTACACGCGGAAGTACCCACCGAAGAAGTATCCCGGTTACTACATCAAGATCGGTCCCACTGACATCCAGAACTCGACCAACAACTGGTCTGGCATCCCCATGAAGGGGAGCGACAAGAAGCTGGCTATCCCGATCCGGATGTCACAGAGCGGGGCAATCAGACTCACTCAGATTGCCGCCTACGACAAGGACGGGAACGTGATGCCAGTCAGGTTCCACGTCTCCCTCTACAAGACCAATGGTGTGGGACCAGATGCCATGCCTGAGTTCAGCGAAGACCCGAGCGACATGAAGTGGCTGCGTCCTGCTGGGATCACCACCAGTTACTCGGTCGGCAACTCCAACCCCTTCATCAAGGATGCATGGGAGCAGGTACGAGCCGATGGCACTGCCTACCAGAGTGATTCAGCTCTTCCCCGAGGTAACTCCGAACTGATCGTTGGCTGGGGGAACTACTACGAGCCTGCTGGTTATTCTCCGGGGAGGTTCTCTCGGGGAGCCGCTAGGACAGGACTTCTCACCGACGACACCCAGTGGAGCTGGGACTTCGGGCCAGAGTTCATTGACCCACTGGGCAAGCAGCCTCTGGAAGAGGATGCTGGGTCTCTTTTCATCGAGATCTACTGCGATGAGCAGGGAGACGAACCAGTGTTCTTCCAAGGACGATTCTTCCGAGTAGAACCAGGATCTGTGTGATGATCGACGGAACCTTTGATGACGAGCTGGTCCACGCATGGCTGGAGTGTGTGGCTGACAACGCATGGTGCTCCCTGCACTACGAGTCCCCAGCGATCAATGGGATCGGTCGTGGAGAGATCTCTGGTGGAGGCTACGTCAGGCGAAAGCTTGAGTTCTCCACTCCTTCCTCTAGGACCATCTGGTCTATGGAGACTGTGAAGTTCTCAGGTCTACTGGCGAACCGTCTGACCCACTTTGGCATCTGGAATGCCAAGAACAGTGGCAAGCTCCGGGCTTATGGTCGCTTGCCTGATGGTGGAGTCATCGTGACCAACGGTGGAGGCTTCGCTCTCCCTGCTGGGAAGATCGCACTGAGCCTAGAGTAAAAGGGCAAAAAAAAGGCCCGTGTGCCCCCCTCCGAAGAGGGGGGCGTATCACGGGTCCTATTCTTGGCAGCAGGTTATTGCGTCTGCTGCAGTGGGATGAATCTCCTCACAGTTGCCACACATCCATGTTTCTGCATACTGGTTTGGTGGTTCTTCCAGTTCGCATGGACCTGCTGGATCTCCGCAGTAGTAAACCTCGTACGTACGGATATCCTCCATTAGGGTTCCTTCGCTAAAATCCTCCGCAAGAGCATCCTTTGTTTCGAAGTGTCCCCTGTAGTACTTCTCGCATTCGTAGCAAAAGTGGCAGACCTCTCCCACTAAATGGACCGCCATCATCCTGAGTTATACCCCCACTTCGCCCTTGAAGATGTGAACGGCCTCGCCCCAGGTCATGCCCTCGTCCTGCCTCTGCTGAAGGCGCTGGAGAGCATCGAACACCTTGCGATCCTTCATCGCCGCAGGGATCTCCCCGTAGTACGGAGTGTTCTCGTAGGCGAAACCACGCCAGGACATGTGGTTGACGTTCCCCTTGAGCTGAGCCACGTTGAAGCCCATCTTGTGGAGAATCTGACCGACGATGCAGGAAGGGCTCCCGTTCTTCTGGTAGAAGCACCCCACACCACTGCTCTCGATGGACCAGACCTTCTGGTACACGTAGCCGTACCCGAACTCCTGGACGATCTGGTCCAGAACCCTGGCCACTTGCTGCGCCGGGGTCTGCTCCTTGAGAGGAGGCAGTTCGACGGGGACGACCTTCGTCTCGCTCACGAGCGTCTTGGTCTTGATCAGTTCTGCAACGGTCATGCCAGTCCTACTTCCTCTTTGAACTTGTCTACTGCTGGACCCCAGGCGGTGCCTGTGTCCTGGGCACGCTGAAGGTTGGTCAGCGCGGTGTCGATCTTTTCGTTTCCGGTGAGAAGAGCAGCGAAGTCACCAGACAGGTTGATAGCGATCTCTCCCCATCCTGACTCGTTGTCACCACTGAGAACGAAGTTCTCGATGGGATAACCCACCTTGTAGAGGAGATGCCCCAGGATGCAGCTTGGGGCGATCTGATTCTTGACCTCTTCAGCGGTCAGCACTCGCTCTTCCTCGACTGACCAACCGATGAGAGAGATGGAGTCGTCCTTCGCCTCCACGTACTTGCAGTCACCAATCTGGTTATCTCCATCTGATGAGTGCGGGTACACGTAGTCGTAGCCCTTCTCGCGAACCAGTTGGTCCAAGAGTCGGGCGATCTCCTCTTCGGGCTTCAGAACCTCGATCTTCCCGATCTCCGGGATCACTTCAGTCATGCTGCCCTCCGAACCACCGAGGTTTCGAAGACCATCTCACCGTCGATGATCTTCTCGTTCTCGATCTTCAGCTCCCAGCGCTCAACATTCAGCTCCGGGAGACCACGGGAGGCGACGATGCCTTGGGCGATGTCCACGACATCCTCGATCATGTTGTCACCGTCGAAGAGGCGAACAGCCTCGTCCTCAGTGAGACCCAGAAGGTCACGACCCACCCTGTGCCACATGGAGTCGATCTCTGGGTCGTCTTCGATCCACTTGTCGGCGTTGACCAAGGTGGTCTGAAGAACCTCCGTGTGCTCGCACTCGGAATCGTTGCACTCGTACCTGCCGCAGTTCGGAGCAAGCTTCTTCGCTGTGAAGCCCGAGACCATCGCTGCGTAGCCAGAGATGCAGAACGAAGAGCTGCACTCGTTGTACTTGCTTGAGTACTCCACGGCGTTGTTGAATTCCTTGTCACCGGCCCATGCGGTCTGTCGCCAGAAGTAGCCGAGCTTGGCTTCGTCCTTGAGGTCAGCACCCGAGGACCAGTAGGCCCATGACACCGCCTCTTCGAGGAGGTCGAAATTGACCTCCGGTAATGGGCTGTAGTGATCCATGCCCACGCCATCGATTGTTGCTGTTGACAACTAACTCTCCTTTTTCACTTGTAGTTACTGCATTCCTGCTGCCCTGCGACGGCAATCGCCACAGAGACGGTTCTCACCGCGAGCTGAGTCCTCGCGAAGAGAGTCTTGGTAGGTGTAGAGAACCCGGCCACAGAGAGCCCGAGCCACCGTCCCCATACCGCGATTTTCGAAGTGGTGAAGCACCCGTCCTTCATTAGACGTGTACCTCGTGATGTAGCCGGGAGGCGTGTTCCACGGAGACTCCGGGGGTTCCGGCATCTCGACGGTCCCGTATCCCTCGACCACGATGTCTCCGAGGGTCACCTTGGGATCGCCCCCGTGGACCCCGTTACGACGCCTTGCACCAACCCCGATGGGCTGGGGGATGATGCCGGTCTTGGTCTTGTCCACCATCAGGAGAAGAGCAGGAGCAAGCTCCTTGGCGACGTACATCGCTCTGTCGTCGTCGCTCATCCCCTCGATCAATCCGGCGTCAACGTCGAACTCGATCTTGGCGGGAATCTGAATGTCGATCTCGATCTTCTCCAGATTGGGACCCAAACCGGCCTCCTCGATGGCTTTGTCAACCACTTCACACAGACCATGTGCTGATGCGTACTTGCGGGCTGTCGTGACAACGGTCTGCTTCATTTCACGATGCTGCTTCTTGGATTCTTCGAGAGCAGCAGCAAGCTCTTCGACTCTTGCCTCCAACTCTGCATTGGTGGGCATATTTCTCCTTTCAGATCTTGAGCTTCTCCTGCTTGTGGAATCGAAGAATCCCGATGGACTTCTCGTCGTTGAAAGCCTTCGCAGCCTTCATAGAGACGAACATCCCAACGGGGGTAGGAACCCTGACCTTGCCGGTACTCGGGTTCGTTGCCGTCTGACCACCACGGAACTTGATGAGGGCCAACCGGGGGTCACCGACAGGAAGCATCGCCTGGGTGTAGATCCCGTCGAGGAACTCTTCCTGACGCTTCGGGTAGACGATGGAGGCAACGATCAACGATGACGGGCCGAAAGCGACGTTCTTCGAAGCCTCGTTGGCAACCGCTCCCATCCTTTCGAAGTCGTCGTAGAAGTTGAACCAGGCTTCCTGGATCTCCGCATTGGTGATCTGCTGCGTGTCGTAGGCGAGCTGTTGAGCCGTGAAAGACTCGCCGTTCCGCTTGTGAAGCGCGAGCAGGTACCGAATGGCGGAAGAACGCATGTCTCGATAGGCACCAGGGAGGAAATCTGCCGCCTTCCTCTTGGCACCGATGTCAATGACACTTCGTGCGTTCTCTGACAGGCCGGTGGTGATCAGAATCCACTGAGGCGTGTTCGACTGGATGATGGCGTACAGACGGTGCTGACCGTCCACAAGCACACCGTTCTCATCGAACCCGATCCCCATGTGAGTCTCTTCCCACCGTTTGTTCGTCATGTCCGAGATCATCTTGACTACGTGACGATCACGAACGCTGCGGTTCTTGACGTTGCTTTCCAGGTAGTACTTGGCGAGTTCCGGGGTCACTAGAACCCATTGGGACTCGATGTTGCTATCCGGGATAGTGGTCTTGTTTTCCTTGTTGGCTTCTTTCATCAGCTACTCCAAGCCAGAATCGCTACGACTGACACGGCGACACCGAAGACCAGAAACCAGGCTGCTGATTCGGCCAGGTGGTACTTCCACGCTGGCCCCTTTCTGTGCTTCATGACTCTCCTTTCAGGCGTCGGGGTCGAACCCGGCGCGTTCGATCTTTTCCGCTTTCGCGAAGAGGTCGAGAACCTGCTGCTTGTCCTCGGCCACGTAGTCGTTCCACTCAGCTACGCAGTCGTACTCATCTGATTCCGGGAGATCTCCGAGAACTTTGTACAGAGCAGCCTGTACCTTTTGGTTCTCGCGAACATGTTCGCGTTCCAGCATGGGCTTTTTGATGTCGAGCCAGCCTTGGCTGTAACAGATGGCACCGACAGCGCACACGCCTACGACTTGCCGACGGTTGTTCTCGTCAATTCCGTTTTCAGCGATCATTCCGCGAACCCACTCGTGCTTCTCCAGGTACTCCCTGGCATCCGCAAGGATGTCTGCTACCGACTTCTCAGGCGTCTGGGTCATATCCAGCCCTTTCGATCTTCTCGGCCTTGGCGAACAGGTCGAGGACTTCCTGCTGGGTGCGCTCCGACATGTCGTTCCAACCGGTGATGTTGGCTGCGATGGTGGTGAAGGGTGATTCACTCACCGTTACCGGAACGCCAGCCTTGATGAGTGACCTGATCACAGACTCGATCTCGCCCCTGTGCTGGTCGTAGACGTGATCTTCGTTGTCTACATTCACGTCTTCGTACTGGCTGTAGATGATGGCTCCGAGTGAGCAAACGCTCGTTCCGGCTCCACTTCGGCTCAACTCATGCTGAGTCCACCCGTGCTTCTCGATGTACTCACGGGATTCTGCGAGTACGTCTGCTACTTCCTTCATTACTCTCCTTTTGTTTTCACTTGTAGGTTGTCCAGTCGTGGCAATTCCCGCAGTAACCCCAACGGATGTCATTCGGGTTGTACGAAGTCATGTCACAAACAGGACAGGTGATGCTGTCGTACCGATCTACGAGCAACTTCTTCTGGTTTCGCGGGCGATACGGAGGGTCGTCCAGTGTCCAGAGCCGTGCTTCTCGCACCAGAACTCGGTGTCCATGGACTCGTCCTCCATTCGTGCTTTTTCCCGCTCCGCAGCCTCCTTCTCCTTCATCTTCTTGTAGGTCTCACCGGACTCCAGTTCTGGCGGGTAGTCGTCCACCATCTGCTTCTGGAACTCCTCGGTCTCCCTGTGGAGAAGAGCCATCCTGCGGGTGTGCTTGACCTCCTCCTGGGCATCCGCGAGACGGAGTTCACCGTGGTTCTCACGACGCTGGCGTTCACTCTGCTTCACCTTGATCTCGCGCTTGAACTTCCGATCCCGCTCCTCACGGGCCTTGATCTCCGGGTACTCCTCCCTGAACCGAGGCCACAGATACAGAGTGGGGAAGAGCAGCCCCTTGGCGGCGCTGGGCTCCACCATGAGGAAAAGAGGCCACATCGCAGCAGCACCGAGGCTGTCCTTCGCGTCCTCTTTGGTCATGTCGAGCTTGCGCTTGAAGTGGTCGTACTTCCCGATGGTGATGAACCCGTAGAGCCACGTCATCAGGATCGGAAACACGATCATGGTCAGAAAGAACATGCTTATCTCCTCTTTACATGCAAAAAGCCCCCGGACCTTCCGGGGGCTCTTCTGGGTGGATCAAACTGTCTCTTTTTCAGGGGATGACAATAGCCCCTTGTGGTAGTGCTTCGGTTCGAACTCGTACTCAATGGTGACATCTCGTACATGATGGCCGTACATTTCCTCAGCCTTAGCTATCGCATCTTCCAGCGAATCAGCCTCGATGGCTACATACCCCGCCTTGTTGATTCCGAGAGAACCTTTGGTCCTATCGAAGGTGATGTAGTAGTAGAAATTGCCACCGAATATACGATGAATGAAGCTCACTTCTTTCAGTCGTCCTGCTTCTAACCATCTTTCCAGGATGGTTATGACGCGAGCCTCTCTGATGAGAAGTTCGTTGTACCGCTGTTCTACGTCCATTTAGCTTCCTTCTTCAGATGCCTCCAAGATCCCATTTAGGATCTCTTCTTCGCTCCACTTCACACCCAGCTCGAAACCGATGGTGTAAAGGGTCAAACAGGAACTACCGAGAGCTGCGTTCCACAGATCCCAGATATGCAGCGTTGCGATGCCGGTCTTCTCTTTGAACGACATCATCTGCCCGACTCCCTGAACGCTTGATTCGAGAGCATCTCGAAGTGACAGCATCATCTCCTCATCGGACGTAATCCCAGCCGTCTGCGCCGCGCAGCTAAGCCGGAAAACGAGGTCTTTTCCGAAGAGTTCGTAGTACTCCTCGGATTCTTTCTTTTGGTACTCCTTGTTCTTGCCTACTACGATTCCGCACGCCAGCGAGTTGCAAAGGCAGGCGTAGATGTTGGCCTTCATGTGATCTGCGGTCGCTCGTAGTGCTTCATCACCGTCAGGCCATGGGTCAGACCCAGCGAAATGCATTCTGGACCTGGAAAGCATGGTCTTGATGTTGCTTCTCAGCACACCAACGAACTCGATCTCGCCTGGGATCTTGTCGCTAATCAGGTGCTTGATCTGTTCTTCGATACTCCGAGACTCGACCACAGCCTTGAAGTCATCGTTCTGCTTACTCATGCCATCAACCCTTTACGGAACTGGTAACCAATCGCGTAAGTTGCTTCAAACAGGATGCGCTCGTACTCGTTCTTGTAGCGCTTTGTCACCAGACGCCTCACAAAGGCGACGATTTTGCGGACTGCCCGCTTAAGCCACTTGAACACAATCAGCCTCCGAGCAAATGCTTCAGAGCGGCGATGCTCATGGTGACGGTTTCCCGAGACGGGTCAGTACCGATGAATTCGGTGACAGGCCCTGCCTCCACGGACTTCTGGGCAGAACGACCCGCTACGAATGCGTAGGCGGCGAGGTTGATGGTTCTATCCTCGTCGTCCAGATCCGGGAATGCTTCGATCTGCGCAGCTTGCAGATCGCGTAAAACGCTCTTCAATTCTTCGTCTTCCTCATCAGTGAGGTAGACCTGACTGGCTTCGATGACTTCAGCATCGAAGTGCTCTCCAATCTCCACTTTCTCTCCTTTTTTGAAACTCAAATAAAAAGGTGACGGGGGCCAGACACCGAAGTGTCCAGCCCCCGCCGTTCTTCCAGATGGGGACGAATCCCCAGCGCCAACCGACTCAAGTCAGCAGAATCCCTGAGTCGGCGTCTTTACAGCGCTTCAGATCGACCCCCAGGAGCGTGCCGCCAGGTGTGGCAGCCCTCCCCACCTACGAAGTAGCGACAATATCGCCCTTTTCCTGGAAATCGACCCTGTGGCTCTGCAGAGCCTTGGCGTTGGCCTGCTCCATCACGTTCCCGAGCACCTGTCCGATCTTGTCCACGTCTGGACGGTCAGCGGCATTGGTGTGGGTGTCGTGCTGGTTGCGTAGCGTCTCCGCTGCAAGAACGAAGTCCTCCGTGGTCAGCCTGAAGTCGAGGCTTTCCGTACGGATGATGGCGTTGGACTTCGCCAAGTTGAACGTCCCGATGATGAACGCGGGCTCGTAACCCTCCATGGACTCCATGATGCGTTCGAAGTCCACTTCGTCGGAGAGCAGCGAGCGATCCGGCATCTTCAGGTCGTCAGCGGTCAACACCTTGCTCATGGCCTCGTACACGCCGTTGTCTACAGAACCGTTGTACGGCTGAACCTTCTCGAAAGCGTTACTGATCAAGCGGTGCAACGCTCCCTGGTCCAAGCTACCGATCTCGATAGCAGAGTCGATCCGCCCAACTCGGGTCATACCCTTGCTGAGCGACTCGATGTAGTTGGAGGTCATGAGGACCGCGACCTCCTTGTCCTTCTTGCTGATCCCGTCGAACATCTCCAGCATTTTCGACATCTCAGCCGGGTCAGACTCGATCAAGATATCGATGTCCTCAAAGAAGACGATTGCCGGGGCAAGAAGCTCTGCCGTCTTAAGGACCGTTCGCAAGTCCTCTTCGCCGGTCTTCGCCTGGATGAATGTCCAGCCGTTATTCACTGCCACACGGGCTGTCAGACCACCGGCGAGAGTTTTTCCGGTGCCGAACGTGCCGTACAGCAGCGTCTTTCGGTTCAGCTTCAGTCCAGCGATGCGCTGAAGCACCGCCGTCCTGATTGGTCCCCACACGCTCGCCCTCAGACCGTTGAAGACCTCCTGGCTGTAGGCCACGGTGTTCGGGTCGAGTGAGAAGGGGTCGAGGAAGGTCGGGTGCTCGAACGTGCCGGTCTGACGGTTCATCCGACCGACACCCACAACAGCCTTCCCCTTGTAGATCGAGTGGTCCTTGATGTGGTCCTTGAGCTGGTTCCAGAACCCATCAACGGCCTTCTTGTACTTCTTCGGGCACTTGACGTAGGCGTCGAAGAGAATCCCGTACTCGGGGTCCTCCTTTTGGCCCAGGTAGATCTGGCCCTCGAAGTCCGGGAAGTCGATCAGACCGAACGGAACCGCACGGTGCTGCTCGAACCCGACCTCCACAGTGATCTCCTGCGGAGGCTGAGTACCGAAGAAGCTTCGGATCGCGACACCCTGAGATGCCACGCCGTAGATCTTCTTCAGCAGGTCGTTCACGTTCACAGCACCGTCCCAGGGACGGCACTTGATCTCAGGCGGAAGCTGAAAAACAGATTCCGTGAGTTCGGACTTGCAGTACTTCGTGAGCCACGAAGCAGCTTGCTCGGGTGAAGCATCCTCCCGGATCGAGATCAGGGGGCTGGTTGCCGTCCTGGGGTGGGTGGCGATCCCTGTCTCATGGGAGGTGATCTGGCCTGCTGACGCCTCCAGCATGTCCATGATCCGCTTGCGCGTCTTGCGCTCTTTCTTGGCCGCGTTTTCACGAGTTTCGCGGGCATCGGTGATTTCGTTGACTTCAACGGTCACTAGGAACAAATCCTCTGCTTGTTGTTTACTTGTGGTTTCTGGAAGAACTCAGGAACGACCGTCCCGAGAGTGGTTGAAGCAAGCAACGCACGCTTCATCCGGGTTTGAATCATGAGTGTGAGCGAACGACCAGAAGTCATTCTGGTCGAACTTCACCTTCATTTGGGGGCATACCACCCCCTTCAGAAACTCGTCAGCGCCAACCGCGAAGTTCCGCTGCTGACGGTCAGTGAGTGGTTCGTTATGAACAATGTCCATTACGACCCTTGTAATCATGTAACTCTCCTTCCATAGGCCGGAAGGCCCAGGGTTGTGTGGGCTGTACACGAAGAAAGGGCCGGTGCTTTCACACCGGCCCTTCCCCTCCCTCCCTACTGGCTAGCGGAGGTCGTCTTCTTGCTGGCAGCGGTCTTCTTCGCTGCCGTCTTCTTGCTGGCCGACGCCTTCTTGGCTGCCTGGGCTGCAGCAACCCTTTCGACGTCTTCCTCGGCACGCTTTTCGACGTTGCGCTTCTCACGCTCCATCATCCACTCCTGCTGGTGCTTCCAGCCCTTGACGAATGAGGGCTGGTGCAGGCGACGAGCGTCGAACTCGTCCTTGTGGTTCTTGATGGCCAACGCCAAGGCAGCGTTCACCTTGTTGTTGACCTGGGCCGAGTACTCGGGCCACGGATCGCTCTGATCGAACTCACCGATGACATCCCGAGTGGTCTCGAACGACGCCAATCGACCAAGCCAGTAGCTCTTGGTGATGTAGTAGGCGTTGTCCGTGAGGGCCTTGCCCTTCTCGGTTTCGAGGACTGTTCCCTCCCAGAGACCGAGGTGAGCCTCGGCTGCCGGGTTGTCGATCAAGGTCATCGTTCTCACGAAGAACTCGATGTTGTCCTCAGAGAGATCATCCGGGATCGGAAGATCTCTCCTGGAGTCGAGGATCTTGTCCTTGTCATCCGTCACGAACCACTCATCGAAGTAGTCAATGGACGAAGTGATGGAGAACTTCTCCTCGACCTGTATGTCGCCCTCCTGGTCGTCAGTCGTGGTCTTCTTCGACTTCTTGACCTGGACAACGTTGTGGTACGGGGTCCACTTGCCAAGCGAACCCTTCTCCACCTTGCCGACTGCCTTGCCCGCAGTACGACGGGCTTCGGTCTCCATGGGAGACCTCTTGGCCTTCTTACCCTTCGAGAGGGTCTTGGTCTTGCGGTGAACCTTGGACTCGTACTTGTCGTGTGTGAACGCCATGAAGGTCATGGCGAGTGCAGCCACGAGGAAGGCAGCCCACGTCACGCGGAACGCGGTTGCCAGCACCGTCCGGACAACCCAGGAGGCTGCGCGGAGGATGTAGCCGATGGTGCGACGGATGAACATCGGGGTCGCCTTGGCTACCCGGACTGTCCACCGTCCGAATGAACGAGCCTGACGACCCGTCCAGCGACCGAAGCGCTTGAGCTGTGCGCCGGTCTGCTTCACCTTGGTCTTGGACCACCGGTAGGCGGTCTTTGCGCCCTTCTTGGTCTTCTCCCAGCCACTCTTCATGACCTTCGAGACCTTCTTCATCGCCCTCTTGAAGCGGCGCTTCGAGCGCTTCCAGAAGCCCTTGCCCTTGCGGTTCTTGGGCTTCTTGGCCTTCTTCTTGACGGTCGTAACCGTCGTGACCTCTTCCTCGATTACCTCATCGGGAGGTACCGGAGGAGGGGCCAGGGTTGCCTGTGCCATAGCACTGCCTTCCTGTTGTTTGGTGCGGGCATGGGAAAGCCCGGTCCCCCTCCAAGGGATGACCGGGCTCCGACATGACAAAAGCCCCGGACCTCAAAGGTCTCGGGGCTATGTCACCGTAACGGGCGCACCTCTCCCGTCAACTGTTATCAGTATATCACATACGCAACACACTGACAAGATCTACCGCTGTGCGGTTTCCCTTCCGAAGGACTCTCACGTCATCCGGAAGTACTTCTTGGTGACCGCATGAGAGACAGAAGACCTCTGCCGTGCCTTCTGTTTCGTCTTCACGCGGGTTGCTCAGCTCGTACAGCGTTCCCTTTGGATTCTCCTCTTCCGAGTCGTATCCGGGACGCATGTAAGCAGTAATGGTCTTGACTACCTTCACGATGACTCCATGGGAGCCACAGTTGTTGCAATCCAAGACGTGGAACAGTTTGTCTGGATTGACTTCGGCAGCATCGTTCAGCTTTTCGCTGACCAGGATGTACCACCACTCGGTACCTTCCTTGGGGATTTCACCCCGCATCTCGATCCAACGAAGGATCTCGATGTACTGATCGCGAGTGATCTTGATCAGCTTGGATCTTGCTTCCCAACCAAGGACTTCTTCTCCCAGAGGTTCGTTGGACGAGCGCCAACGTCCCAGGATGTAGTACTTCTCCAGTCTGGTCTGCCAGTCTGGATATTCCTCGGCTTGGGTTTCCGGATCGATGACTTCACCGACCATCAGTGCTCCATCACCATTGATGTCGTAGGTGTGGACCAGATCGCCGGGAGCTACTTCTAGCTGTTCCGCCGTGGGCATGATCTCCTCTGCGGCGGTGTCATGGGCCAATCCGGTATCAAAAGCTTTTTCCGAGATATCACTGAGGATTGCTTTGAGAAATTCGGGCATCTCACCTGAACCCTCGAAAGGACTATTCCCTTCCATCTTCAACACCCCTCTCTAGGCGCGTCGATGGGTTAGGGGCTTTCGCCCCACTTGCATCGTTCATGGCCTCACCTTCCTTTCTTCTGCTGTTTCGGTTATTTCTGCTGCTCATAGAACTCTCCTTCTTGAGGGTGAGGGCCGGATGCCCATGCCTCTCGGATCGCCAATCCGACCCTCACCGGTTTTACACAGCGATGGCGAAAACGGGTCGCTGCTGTTGTTCTGCTGTGCGACGGGCCGTGATGGCTTCACGCGCCCGTTCCTTGAGTCTCATTCCAGGACCATCGACCCATGTGCTGTACTGGTTGGCCGTGACGATGAAATCAAACTCATCGTGCTGTAGCGCCAGGATTTGGCTGACTACGGCATCCACTGTGGGGATACGACGATGACCATCGTTGTCGTAGTACATCCGGGGATGAGCACAGAAAGAAGTGCATTTCCGGCCATCCTCGTAGTAGTCCACGTTTCCCTCGTGGGTGTTGGACCGGACGACGTACTGACCGCCTTCCGATCCGGTGACAGCGATCTCTCCATCTCGCTCGAACTGCTCGAACTGCAATGGAGTGACCACCATCTTGAGCAGCTCCTTGGCGCGAGCTTCCGCACCTCGTTGCCGCTCTCGTTGCCGCTCTGCTTCCTCTTCCCGACGACGACTGATCAACTGCTGGTGTGCAGTAATCAGACGACGTTGTTCCTCGTACTCAGCGTTCTCGAACTGCGCTCGCTCTTCAGCGAACTCAGCGCCTCGGAACCAACCGTCGAGAACGTCCAGAGCCCACCGCCGTTGACGGCGGGTCTCCATGACCCTCGTTTGGATCTCCCGACGCTGTTCGGGTTCAGCCTCGATATAGGCTTCACGCTCTTCCTGGGTTGGAAGGTTGTCGTGAGCCCATCGAATGGCTTCCTGTCGGAGTTGTTCCCGATGAGCGATCCGAGCGTTCTCGCTGTCGAACTCCTGCCGACGCTGCTCAGTACGCCGAGCGCGTTGCTCGTCGGTTTCCACGGTGATGGTGTACTCGCCACTGGATGTGGCAGCAACCGTCGCGGTCCAGTTCCTCCACACATCGTCAATGACGATGGTGCCGCCAGTGGAGGTTGTCGAGTTCTGAGTAACCCAGTTCCTCCAGATCAGGTCGTTATTGATCGTGGTGGCAGCCGTGGAGGAACTGTAGTTGATGGGCAACGATCACCCGCCGACGTGCTGCGGGGTCATGATGATCGCCCGCTGCTGGGAGTCGAACTCCCGGATGACCTCGCCCTTGGTGCCGTCGCCCTGGACGGTGTAGGACAGGTAGCCCTTGGTCTTGTGGGCGTCGAAGGAGTTCTTCGCCTGCTCGACCTCGAAGGGCTTGCTGGGGTCCCAGGTGATGCGGGTGTCCCCGGAGTCGTCCACGATGTGGAGGGTGTGGACTGCGGTTTCCTGGATGGTCGTCATGACCTTCCTTTCTTTTCACTTGTTTGATGTGGTTGGAACGACTAGTAGGAATAGAAATACGCGGTTTGGCAGAACTTCGCCTCATCCGCTTTGATCGCGAGGATCTGGGCTATCAGAGCATCAGTGAGTGGCAGAACTGCGCGTTTCCCGGTGACGCTCCAGACGGACATTCGTGGGTGAGCGCAGATTTTCACACCACCCCTGACTCTCGACATTCCACTGACGTAGACCGGAGTGTGCGGAATCACGTTTCCAGTGACGGTGTGTCTCTGGATAGTGAACTTCGTACCACGAGAGCCGGTGATGATGATTTCCCCGGTCATCTCGAAGTGCGCCCGCTCCTCCCTAGTAAGCACACTAGGGAGGAGCGACTGGGCGCGTTGTTCGGCCTCGTCGTAGCTGACCGTCATCCGCCCTGGATCTGCGGAGTGATGAACTGCTCCTTGGCATCCGGGTCGAACTCCCGGATGGTCTCGGACTCGCCATCGCTGACCTTGTAGGCCAGGCCGTGCTGAGCGGCCATGATCTCGTTGAACTTCTTGCGGGTCTCCTCGACCTCGACCTCCGACGTGGGGTCGAAGGTGATGGTCGTGTGACCCGTGGAGTCCAGGATGTTGAGGACGTGAGGCTCGACCACCTTGGGGGTCTCGACCTCGGTCTCCTGGGACTTGTTGCGCTTGAACAGCATGTACAACTCTCCTTTTTCACTTGTTGGTGTGGTGAAACAGGTGCGCCCCGGATGGACCATGACCTGTCCGGGGCACTTTCGCCTCCCATCCTCATGGAGATGCTTTGGAGGCGACGTGGGGCCAGCGGAGGCAAGAGTCTCGGGTCTCTCGCCCCCGCTGGGTCTGCGGGCACCTACGCGGTGCTGAAGGTCCGGTTCGTCGGACCAGGGACGCCCAGCTTCGACCAGGCGTCATCGCGACGTTCGAGCCACATCCCGTATGCGAACAGGTGCTTCTCGACCAGATCGAACTCCCGCGAGCGAGCGAAGTCCATCACCATCTCGCTGGTGAGTCGATCACGGATTTTGAAGAGGTTTTCTTTCGGTGGAGTCGGCATGAATCCTTTCCAATGTTGGTCTTGCCAAGAGGAACAGCAGGTAGAAGGCCACACCGGGAATCCAGATAGGCCAGATGAACGACCCGAGAATCGACATGAACGCCAGCTTGCGAATCTTGAGGGCGCTCTTACTCATGTAGCGACGTTGCGGAGCTGACATCGCGCAACCAGCAGACATCGAGATAAACAAAACCTCGAAGAAGTACACGAGCCAGAAGTAAGTCTCCATGGATCTCCTTAAGGGTGTACCCGCCCTGCTCGGGGGGTTCGGAGAGACGGGTACACCCCGCCAGACCCTCATCCTCCTAGGGTTGAGAGACCTTCGAGAAGTCCTCCGCAAGAGCCGCCATCTCCTGCTCGGAGATGACCTTCGTGGTGCGACCGGCCAACTCGTCGTACTCCGCGAAGTAGTCCGCGAGGAACGTCGGACGCCACTTGTCACCGATGAAGTCCACCAGCCGAGCCGTTGCGTTGGCCAGAGCCTCGGTTCTGGTCACGATGTGGAGGGCGTTATCGAACTTGGCGCTCAGGATCATCCGGAACATCTCGGTGACCAGAGGGTGCGGGAACACGTAGTTGCCGATGAAAGGAGGCTCCGGGGACTCCTTGATCAGGTTGAAGACCTCCTGCATCTGCTTCAAGGTGAAGTCAGTGGCATCGTGAAGCGAACCCTCAGACCGCGCCCTCTGGCCAAGCTCGAAGAACCGCTCGAACGCCCAGTAGCACAGCTCCAGAGCGATCCGGAAGTTCTCGTTCTTGTCCTCCAGACGAGTGTTGATGGTGCGACCGAGCAGGTGGACCAGCTCCTGCCGACGCTCGTCGGTGCATCGGTCGTTGACCGAGATGGCCATCGCCCGAAGGCTGGGGTGAGCACACTGGAGGTCTGCTCCCCACTTCTCCCCGGCCAGGAACGACTCCATCTCCATGAAGCACGCGCCCGATTTGGGGTCGTTGTGCCCTCCTCCTGAGAGGAAGGGCATGACATCTGGAACGTTGTTCATTTCTCTCCTTCTGTTTTCTGCTGAAAGTTGGTCCTGGTGTCCCACGAACCTGGCTGGATGCAAGGAGACCGACCAGACGGAAATGGCGACCTCAAACGCCCAGTCGGGAGCACCCAGCCAGGCTTGAAGGACACCAGGAAGATGGTCAGACCTCTGCGCCGTGAGGCATCGGAATCGCGTCGGTACTGGTGATCCTGGTGCCGGTGTCGGCGGGCTGGTCGTCTTCCGCGTGGAAGGTCCGGTTGTGCTGGGTGAGGCTCTCCGCACTGGAGAAGAGTCCTGGCGGTTCGCACTTCTCGCAGACGATGATGTCGCCACCCGTCCTCTCGATCTGCTTCTTGCGGGCTTCCTGGTCGTCAGGGTGAGCACGACGCAAGTGCATGAGCACGCCCTGTTCGGACGTGAATGCTCTGTCGCAGTTGTCGGCTGTGCAGTAGAAGTCCTCCGGAAGGTCCGATGTGGACTTGGAGGGCCGGGACTTCTTGCGACGGGGAGAGGGCTGCTCCTGCTCCTCGGCGTCCCGAGCAACGTCGGACTGGGCCAGCTCGATGAGATGCTTGTAGACGATGGTGGACTGACAGCCATCGCACAGGTCGATCTCACGGATCTGACCGTTGGGCAGGATGATCTGGATCGTTCCTGCATCGACCTCTTCCGGCTCTTCCTTCAGCGCGTGGAAGTCGCAGGTGATCTTGGTGATGATTTGTAGCGCCATTCTCTACTCACTCTCCTCAGTGAAGTAATGATCGGTAATTGCCTTCAACCGAATAGCTCCTTTGCCATCAGCTGTAATGCGTCCGATTCCCCTGGCCAGATACCCCTTGGCTCGGGTGTAGTCGGCTCGGCGTGCTACTTGGCGACCAGTGGTCATGTTGATCAACAATCGCCAGATGACGCCACAGTCGTTGCGGCACTTGAGCGTCTGCTCGTAGTACTGCCGACGAGACCCCTCAGTAGTCACGACTCTGACTTTCTGGGGGTATGGATTGTGCCCATAGGACCGGCACGTCAGATGGGCCTTTGACAATCCCTCCGCGAACTCCTCGGCGTCTATCCGAGTAGCCTCGCGATATCCGTTCATGAACTCTCCTTTCGCCAGGCACAACCTGGCGGTTCTCTGTCCGGACTCAATCCGGTGTTGGGGTTGGGCTGTGCTGCTACCGGAGGATCACTTCTTCCTCGCTGACGATCTCCATCCGGGTGTAGCCGTGCTCCTCGGAGTCTTCGAGGAGCTTCTTCGCCACCTCCATCACCTCGGGCTTGACCTTGATGATGGTGAGACGGCTGTTCTTGTTTTGGCCTCGCTTGCGCGGGGTCTTGATTGCATCGATCTCGTTCGACGCGACACGCTGGACGGCCTTCTCATGCAGGCTCGCCCTGTGCTGAAGCTTGTTTTGGGTCATCGTTGGTCTCCTTGTCCAACTAGGTTTTGGGCATGAAAAAAGAGAGGGGCCGACCCATATAGGCCGACCCCTCTCTCGTAGGTGTTCGGTGGCTAACCGAGCTTCAGATCATGGGTGCCGCCCATGTCTCCTTATGTGGTACCTACGTCCATTTTTGTCTTCCCCCATGTGAGGGGTTGGGTTCTGGATAACCCTCGTTCCGGCCACATCAACCGGAAGAGCCCCCTGCTCGCCTTCTACTGGTCGGGGCTGTACCAGTCCTATTTGTTGCAGCGCGAGTCAACATAGCTAGAAAACATTGGCGTTGGGTAATGTTTCTTTAAGTCGCTCAGCCCACGGTTTTGTGTTTATCCCCTGATATAAGGGCACTCACGGTTTCGCTGCGACACCAATGTTTTCTAGGTCTTAGTTGATTCGGATCTCCTTGCCGATCAGGGACTGCTTCTCCCTCTCGTTAAGGTGTCGGGCCTTGTCCTTGGGCACCACCACGTTGACCAGTCCGGGACCGATCAGTGGTGTGCAGAAGTAGTGATCCTCGGTCTCTCCGTGGATGATCATCTTCTCGTCGGGGAGAAGACGCAGAGGCTCACCGTTGAAGGTGGCCTCCTCGACAACAACCAGGAGATCCCAGTTGGTGTCGTTTCTGAACTTCATGAGCACGTTCATGACCTCTCCTTGTGGTCTAGTGCTTTGTTCTTCCGATCTGAAGCGGCTGCTTCCGCTCCGATGACGAACAGGCCGGTTGATCCCAGCACGGTCGCCTCAAGAAAATCGCCAACGAACAGGTTCGCGGCGCTCATCGCCAGGTTCACGGCACCAAGCACGTATCCGAGCTTCATGCCGTCCACACCCCTGCAAGGGACTGGCACTCTGGGCAGTGGCCCTTGACCTCGATGTTTTCAGCACCGGGCTTCCAGACCTTTCCACACATGGCGACGGCCACCTTGTCGCCTGTGTCCTCCTGCTCGGTCGAGCTGATCACGACGTGGGAGTAGACCTCGACGGGCTGAGGTCGCCTCATCTTCTGAAGAGCCGTCTGCAGGTAGTCCACGCGGCGGTTGTGGGTGGTTTCGCCGACATTGGGGTGGCCGCGAATCACGTCGTATGACCGGAACAGGTCGCTCAGCGCCTGCCAGTCGTCCGGGTCAAGGACGATCAGTTGACGGACTTCCTTGATTTCGCTGATGCCGTGAGAGACGTTGCACCCGAAGCAAGCGAAACTCTGTGCGCTGTTAGCGCGGTTTCTATTTGACCAACCGCAGGCCAAAGCCTTGTTTCCGTTGAGGTGGGTGATCTCGAAGTAGTCACCGCGTTCCCAATTAGGCATGTCAGTCTCCTTGTCTGACTAGAAAGTTGTGTGCCCCGTGTTCGCAAGAGCCGGGGCCACGCTCCTCGTGGACGAACCGCTCGTCAGCGGCTGCGGCGAGATCAGGCGGTCTTGGCCTTCTTCTCTTCCTTCTCTTCGGTGGTCCAAAGCTTGTCAGCGTGGTCCTTGGCCATTGCGTTGAGCTTCTCCGTGAGCTTCTCGTCGGTCTGACCGTCGTCCGCAACGGTCACACTGGCCTTGTCGGGCTCGATCCAGGTCAAAGCCTCGATCACGTTCGCCCACCGACAGAACGTTCCCTCGTCAACGCCCTCGTTGAACTCGATGGTGATGGTCCTTGCCATATCCAACTCTCCTTGTTTTGGGCATGAAAAAACCCCTCCAAGGATTTCTCCTCTGAAGGGGGGCGGGCGTTTTAGGGACAGATTTCCCCTACCCACTGACTACAAGTATACAGTACAAACACTGTATACGCAACTACTTCAAGGCTTCGCGTTTCTCCATTTCTACAACCAGAATCTCTGCCGCTTTCTGGTTGATTCGGATGTCACTGATGCTCACGATGACGAAGTAGAGATTCGCCCACATCATCCCTCCCATCATGAACGCCCAGAGCGAATCGTCCTTGTACTTCATTGCAAGGAAGATGCTCAGTGCTACACCGGCTGAGTAGAGGAACATTGAGACCCATGCCCAACGCTCTTTCTTCTTAGCCAGTTTGATCGCCATCTTGTACTCCCTAATTCCGGGAAGCATTCACTCATATCCCTTTCCCGGCATGTACATGATTCCTGCCGGTCGATTTGAATAGTGCTCTTCGTTCTTGACCGCGCGAACTGCGATCTTGCTTTCACCATCGATCAGAGTCCTTGCAGACCCTTCAATGGAGAGCTTCTCCAGGAGACCACGAAGGTTCCTCTCGGTAAGCTCCAGAACCGTGATGTTTTTTAAGGTGTCGTCATCACCCTTTTCGATAAGTTTCATCTCGCTTGAACCTGTCTGTGAACTTGGGCTTCTGGTCTATCTGTTCGACCAACTCGATGCAGTCGCGAACAACTGCTGCCTTAGCAGCCCATAAATCGCGATCATCGCGATCGATGCTCGCTCTAGCCCTGTTGGCGTACCTAAAAGCCATATATCTCAGCTTGTGAAGTACGTCATCCTTTTCCATCTGCCTCTCCTGCGCACTTGGGGCACATCCCGAAGGAGAACAAGATCTCCTTTTCCTCGTAATCGAGCTTGGTGAGTCCGGTGAAGAAGTTGGCCTCTTCAGCGTCGTCATCCAGTGGAGGGCAGTAGGTACCGCACTTGTCGCAGCACCTCTCCCACCTCTTGACACTCTCATCAGTGTCTTCAGGGGCTTCCCGAGCTGGGGTCAGGATGATCTTGGCCGGGTTGTTGGCCAGAGCTGGCTTGATTGCTTCCAGCTTCGCGTAGATCAGATCCATCAACCAATCGGGAGCCGGTACTTGCTTCTTCTCACCGTCCTTCACTACGTCCCTTCCTCACTTTCCATAGACGAGTTGTCTTGCCTGTTCTTGAGCAGATCGACTTGATCCAGCGCCTCTCTGAATCTCGTTCCACTGTCTGCCCGCAGTGGTTGCAGTAGTAGAGGTTCATTTCTCCTTCACTTAGGTGGCTTCGAGCGCGGAGCGGATTCCCTCGGCAGCGTCCCTGGCTCCTTGGAGGTAGTCCTCATCGCATACCACCGAGTCGGGCACGTCGCTTTCGGTGAGGTTGGCGTATCCGTCGCAGGCCACTTCAACCCGGAACTTCAAGCCCTCGTCCCTCACTTGTTCATGTCCTCCTTCCGCCACCACCAACGCTTGCACCCTGCGCAGTAGTGGCCTTGGTCCCGGTGGTCACCGGTACAGGTGTGGGTGTGGTCCTTGACGGCCTTGGACACCATCGTCAGGTCGCACTTGCTCACGGGAACATCACCAGTCCCCAGGCTGCCTGCATGGCAGCGTGCCACGAGAAGGTGCAGATGACCTCTTGGTCTGTTTCGGCGTACCAGTCCAGACCCCTCTTGCTGACCCTGACCTTCATCGCGAGTTGTAGAGCGACGTAGTGCCGACGAAGGCTCCAGACCACTGCCACTGGTCGAGGACCCACGACTGGAACTCCCGGTCGTCCAGCTCCACGGTCTTCTCGACCTCCATCTGGAGACGCCTGATCACCGTGTCGTAGGACTTCAGGTAGTGAACAGGCTTGGGAAGTCCACCAAGTGGGTCCTGGTTGATGTCGCCGTCCTTCTCGGCCTTGTCAGCCGCCTTGCGAAGGGCCTTGGTCGCCGTCTTCCTCCACTTCTTCAGAGCCTTCTCGAACTCCGTCTTGTGCTTGTCCCTGTTCTCCTGAACCGTCGTCAGAAGGTCTGCTGTCTTAATCTTGGTTGTTTCCACCGTGCTCCTCTATCCACTTGTCGATTACTACGAGTCACTCCCGTAGTAGAGCTTCTCGAACTCCTTCTGGCTCAGGACGAAGTTCATGGTCTGGTTTGCCTGCATTCGGCGGTCATTCTCGATGTGTAGTCCCATGGTGTAGAGCCGGTACGTGATGTCCCGGTGCTCGGGCGAGCCATAGGGGTACTGATTGATCTCCTCCAGCAGCTCCGCGTGCTCTTCACGGAAGTAGGTGGCGAAGGCTTGGTTGATCTCCACGAGTTCTTCCAAGGTCTTGCCATCGAACATTTCTTTGGCGAGATTGAACGTCTCTTCAGACACTTCGATCTCCCACTTCTTCGGCTTGCGTCGTTTCCACCAACTCATGACTCACCCTCCATCAGAACCAGATCCACTCGATCTTGACCCAGTTCACTCGGTTCGGGCTCTGCATCAGGTAGGCACCGTAGGCAGTGGCCTTCCCGGAAAGGTCCATGAGAAGGTTCCCCTTCTCCTTGTCATCTGCGTCGTTCCACTCTTTGGAAGTGATTACGAAGCGACGGGTCAGCTCCTCTTCTGGACGGGCTTTCACCCAGCCAGAAGGCTGAGGACCATCCGGGGTGTCTTCGATCTGCACCTCGGGCGGCATTACTCCAGCTACTACATCAACTGCGCATCTTGCGGTTTCCATTACTCTCCTCCTAGCCACGGAAATTCATCATTGATGTGTCGTATTCTCGCCTCCTCCTCTCGATTTGCTCTCTCTCGTTCTTGCCTTTTAGCGAAACTGATTGACCAGAAACCAAGCCAAACGAGAAACCCTGCTGCGGCTAAGTTGACGACCTGGAACCAGGTGTGGATTGTGGCCGCGACGAAGACGTTCAACGCAGCGCCACAGAAATCCAGACCGGCTATCCAGTACTTCTCGAACAGCCTCTTCATGGCAACCCCGGAAGCACCGCTGTTTCCAGGTTGCAGTGATCGCTGTCTCCGGTTTCCGCATGTTCAATGCAGTCGTCGCAGAATGGCTGATCAATCGGCACTATCTGCTTGCACCGATTATTCGGAGGGATAAAGCACCTGCACCACGCTGTACGTTCGCCTCCTGGTGTTTCGCTCACGATTCCCTGCTCCATCCGATCTCGTAGTCGAATCCGTACTCCTCGTCATGGTTGATTCGTTCGGCCATGACTTGTTCTGCTTGTTCCTGCGTCGGGCAACGGATAACGACGACGAATTCGAACTTCGGCATGTCTTCGTACGGATCGATATCTGGGTCATATCCTTCGACCATGGCGTCCTCCAATAGGGCCTGACGGATCGTCTCGTCCGTCTCGTCTTCTTCGGTCACGGCTCCTCCCAGGTGACGACCTTGAAGGGGTCGATGGACAGCAGGATCAGAGACCTGCCGTTGTCCCAGTCCACGAAGTACTGGATGGGCTCCAATCTGGAGCTAGGGTTGATCCTGGTGACTGTTCCTCGGTCTCCGATCTGCATGGGAGCGGGGTCATCACGCATGACCCCGGTGATCTCCACTCGGTCACCGGGGCGAACGCAGTTGAGCAAGCTCATCGCTTGATCAGCCTCTCTCTCTTTTTCAGGACGCTCTCCAGAAGAGGCACGTCTTCGTTGGGGAACCGGACTGTGATCCCCTTGCCACGGTTGTCACTGAGGTTGTGGTCGTGTTCCTCGATCCAGGTCGAGGGACTGGGGCTGATGATCTCTTCGACCCACTGACCGTGGATCGCCAGATCATCGTGGTCGTGTTCCACCCAGGTAGAGGACTTCACCGTGGGGAAGAACATCCGGGTGATGAGTTCCCACTCCTGACGGTTGAGACCCAGCTTGCGCTGACGCCAGAAGAGGTCTTCCACCAGCTCACGCCAGCGACCGTCATCTTGCATGAAGATGTAGGCACTGTTGAGAGCCCGAGAATCCGGGTCGTTGATGTCTGCTCCAGGGTTTCCCTGGCAGGAGTAGAAGGTCACGATGCCCTCTCTCCAGAGGTACCGCAGAACTTCCAGGAGCTGTTCGTCTACCTCAACGACCTGCTCGTTGACCACAGCCTGAACCTGGGGGTGTTCAGGCTTGTACTCATCCACCAGAGGCTCATCGTTGAAGTCATACTCGACGTTGCAGGCTTCAACTTCCTCACGGCCAGACGAAAGTTCTTCCGCCATATCCTCGGTGGTGTAGAGGTTCTCTCGGAGCTTTTCCATCTCCTTTTCTAGAACCTCTTTGGTTCTGGTACTTGGTGTTGATTCCATGATCAGTCTCCTTGTCTGATCGTTTTTGGGCATGAAAAAAGCCCCAGAGGATTACTCCAGGGCTTTAGTTAACGAGTGAGGATATCTATCCAAACCTATTAGGAGTGGATAGACCTCTCCCGTCAACTAAATCTAGTATAGCATAAACATGCTATACATACAAGAATGGCCAAGAGGTTTCTCATTGGGTTGAGCGTTAGTCTCTTGACTATTCATATCTTGGAATTGCAGCGCATCACTATGACTACTTGTCGGGATAACTGATTGATTCCAAGGGAGATGTGTTTCTTTGAAGAATTAGCTCGAAGAGCTATCTCTACGATTCACTCCTATCGAGAGTGGTACTTCCATCTCTATTACATAGTACCACAATCTATACATATGTCAACTGGCTGAAGACATAGACGTACCCTATAGAGCCTATGGGTCGCTAACCTGTAAGAGGCTTAGGCGCTGGAGTAGTCATAACGAACGCCGGTTACCCACACGCTTGGTTAGTTGGTGATCCAGGACCAAGCCCGCTACCTGGAGATCAGGAACGTATACCCGTTCGTCCTGTGGCGCAAGGGACACGCCCATTTGTCTAGATTGGTTGTGTTGTTCTGTCCTGTTCTGTACTGTTCTGTACGCCTGCTCTGGCCGTTCTAAGCGACGAGAACGTGGTTGGCCCCCAGTCCCACACCTGGGGGCCTTCCTTTTTGTCCAGACCGGGCATACCCTCCCTGTCATGCCCAAGGTCTTCATGCGGGAGTCGAACAAGACCTTCCACCGTGTCGAAGACTGCAAGCAGCTCACCAAGAGACCAGCGCGGGGAGTACCTCACCCGGTGATCAGGGTGGAGATCGCAGACCTCAACTTCACCCGGCCCTGCAAGGTCTGTTACCCAGACGCACCCCGCATCAAGGTGGTGCGTCGTTTTTGTCCCACCTGCAACAACAAGCGAGCCCGACCCTGTGCCCACAACGGTGGTGTAAGGGTCACTATCAGTCGTACTACCTCTTACGTCGGCCTCCTCCGCGATCCTGGTGATCAAGACTTCGTGACCAAGTGGGTGTGGCCGGATCAGGTTCATTTCTACGAACCTCTTGCATCCTAAGCTATACAGCAGTACGTTCTACTCGTCGCTTACGAACGGAGCACCACATGCCTCTTCCATCGGGGGAGTCTCTGCTCATTTCAGCCCTGATCAACGTCGGGGACGCAGAGGAAGCCCAGTCCTTCGGGGTCACACCCGACCACTTCCGTGGCTACAAGGACGAGTACAACTGGCTCCTGAACTACGTCAAGACCTACGGGGATCAACCCACCAGGGACTCGTTCAAGGCCCAGTTCCCCTCGTTCCCGCTCTCTGACCATGCCGATGTCCGTTCGGCCACGGACATGGTGTTCAAGTCCTGGGGCAAGGCCCGTCTGACCTCCGCGATGAGCGAGGCCATGGACCTGATGGGTCTGGGTGACCTACAGGCTGCCTACAACGTGATCGCGGACGCGAAGCCCTGGTCTACCAGCGCCAAGCCGAAGCGCCTGCTCACCGATCTGACCTTCTTCGACACCTGGGAGGACGACCACCGTGGTGTGGAGGTCCCCTACCGCCTGCTCCAGCGGCACACCGGGGGGATCAAGCCGGGGAACCTCTGGTACTTCGCTGCTCGGCCTGCCAACGGCAAGACAGCCCACCTGTGCAATATGGCCACCAGCGCGGTGATGCAGGGAGCCAACGTCATCTTCTACTCCCTGGAGATGTCCGAGATGGAGGTCCGTGCGCGGTTCCACGCTGCTTTGGCGACCCATTACGGAGTCAAGGGGATCAACGTCCAAGACATCCGGGACCGGCGCGTAGACATGCACCAGTACAAAGAGTTCATCCAGTTCCTCGATGAACCCGGCAAGATCCCCGGCAACCTCGACGTACACACCCCGAAAGACGGCCCTGTGAGCCCCGCAACGGTGGCTACACGGGCTGCGGAGTACGAGCTGAACATCATCGACTACGTGACCCTGATGAGGGCCGACAACGGCTCTTCTGCGGTAGACGACTGGCGTACAGCAGCCTCCATCAGCAACCGGCTGAAAGAGATCGCTCTGTCCGAGCAGACCGGGATCTTGGCAGCCTCCCAGATCAACCGAGACGGTGAGACCGGACTGCTCCCGCCCAAGGTGAAGAACCTGTCACAGTCCGACGCGCTGGGCCAAGACGGTGATGTCGTCGTCACCCTCCGGGCCGCTCCGCACAACGTTGCCTCGATGATGAGTCTGGAGAAGAACCGGCACGGTCAGAGTGGCATCTACTTCAACACCACCTTTGAACCGAACGAAGGCATCTACCGGGACATCGAGCCTGGGGATGTAGAAGCTCTCGTCGCTGAGTACGAAATGGAGATGTAGTGAACTACGCACTGACTGACACACCCCTGCCCATCGAGGTTCCTCCCCACGGCAAGGTGACCACCACCGGCCTCTGGATCTGCGCTCAGAGCGAGTGCGACGGTGACCACCACTACTACGTGAAGTGGCACAAGTGATCATCAAGGAGGGGAGGATCATTGAGGTCTCTCTGGTCAAGGACCCAGCCAACCCTGAGTGCCGCATCCAGTACATCCGCAAGGTGGAGGACACTGAGCTTCCTCCTGTTGCCGATCTGGACTCTGATCGCCCTGATGTATCTCCCCCTCGATCTGATCGAGTGGGTGAGTGATGGAGGTCCCCTACACCTACAACGCAGAAGTCCTCCGAGTGATTGATGGGGACACCGTGGTGATCAGAGTAGATGTGGGCTTCCGGATGTTCGCGGAGATGCCGATGCGGCTGGCCTTCATCAACGCCCCTGAGATGAACACTCAGGGGGGCAAGGACGCCAAGTTGTTCTTGGAGCGGTTCGTTGACGGGATGAGGGTGGTGGTGAAGACCTACAAGCCCATCGACAAGTACGGCAGGTACCTCGGCACCATCTACCTCGGGGAAACCAATGTGAACACCTGGATGATCCAGTCAGGTTACGCAGGGGAGTACAAGGAATGAGGGCCTACACGCTCTCTGAGGCGGTCACCAGAGGCCACGGGACCGAGAGGCCGTTCCTCTGTCCAGTACACGGTGACAGCCGCCCCAGCGCCTCTCTGAACATCATCAAGCAGAAGTGGTACTGCTACACCTGCGGTGCCCATGGCTCTCTGACTGGTGAACACGCCCTGATGGAGCCTGACTACCTCCAGATGAAGATCTGGTTCGAACAGAAGATGGAGGAGAATCGTGTCTACCCCGAGTCCTGGCTCAACCGATGGGACGCAGGACCAGTCCACCCTTACTGGTTGGGACGAGTCGGTGAACGAGCTGCTCGTCACTTTAGGTTGGGATACGACACCGGCTGTAATGCGGTTACTTACCCACTTCGGAGTGACGACGGTGCCGTCCTCGGTGTGGTTCGCAGAAGCCTGGAACAAGATGATGGGCCAAAGTACAAGTACCCCCGAGGCATCGACGTGTCTCGACACCTCTTCAACTACTCACCAGAACACAGACGAGTAGTCGTACTCGTAGAAGGAGCCCTCGATGCCATCGCCCTCTGGAATGTCGGAGTCACTGCATTTGCAATCTACGGATCACGTCTGGGTCCTGACCAGATACGCCTCATCGACCGGATCGATCCCGAGTACGTCTACACCGCGTTTGACAATGACGACGCTGGATTCCGCGCACATTGCGATGTGGAGCGATCAATGCGCCACCGGTTCGTGTCCGCTCTGCGTTGGCCCGCGTCCTGGGGCAAGGACGTAGATGAGATCGGATCTGAAAAACTTCGGCGTGTTGCGCTTGCGCTGCCCGACAGTGTGTGTATAGAGTCATCCACATGCAGATCAAGCGCAGAATCGACACCGAAGAACAAGCAGCGTTCATGGATTACATCGAGGCCAAGCGGGCTGCGGATCAGGCGGTCAGTCGCCTGAGTGACGCTGAAGCCAAGTTGCTCAACATCATGCAGAACAAGAAGCAGAAGACGGTTGGGTTCCATTGGGATGGGGTCAAGCACACAGCCACCTACACCCAGCGGACCACCAACCAGATCAACGAGAACGGTCTGCGTAAGGCACTGACAGCCAAGGTGTACGACAAGTTCACGGTCAAGAAGTTGGACCGCAAGGCACTTGAGAACGCCATGACTGATGGTGAGATCGACCCAGTGATCGTCGCGAAGTTCGTGGAGCAGGTACCCGGAAAGACATACCTGACCTACCGCACAAAGGACGATAACGATGAGGGATAAGCCCAAGGTGTACAGCTCCAGCGAAGTCAAGGCTGAGACTCGTACATCCCCCGCCCAACTGATCATCAACTCACTTGAGGGTGAGTACTACACGATGCGTCAGACCGCTGAGATGTGTGGTGTACACATCGAGACCCTCCGGAGGCTATGCCGCACACCCCGAGTCAAGGCTCCCTCTAACGCAACCAAGTCAGGTCGGATGGTGATCTACCTCTTCACTCCCGAAGACGTACAGGAGTGCCGGGACTACTTCTCTGACCGAGACAAGCTCCAGAAGGACACCATGAGCAAGACCCACGGCAACTCAAAGACAGAGCAGGTTAGGTGAAGATACAGAAAACAGGAGCCTCCTTCATCCGTGATGGGGACACGATCACCGTGGCCGTCACTCACGAGATCAAGATCGGTGGCGAATCCTCATGGGTCCGCTACGAGGCGAACAGCAGGGTCAACCAGGAAACATCCGAAGAGGCCAGTGAGAGAACCATCAGGTTCGTCAACGAGGGCGTCATGGATGCAGTGATGAAAACAGTAGAGACAGTGAGGAACCACAAGTGAGATTCGGTCAGACCTGGGACGAGGTTGAGAACAGCACCACCACGTCCAACAACGGATACATCAAGTACTTCAAGAACGACACCACCACCTTCCGGGTGCTGCAGGAGCCTGCAGACTGGATTGGGTACTGGGAACACTTCAACCCCGGTGGCTACCCGTTCCCCTGCACCACTGACCGGAGCACCTGTCCGGGATGCACGTCTCGCAACGAGAAGATGAAGAGCGCCTCTCGGCGTATCGCCATCCAGGTACTCGAAGGTGAGTACGTCAACGTCTACAAGTTCCCCAAGACGCTGGCCGACAAGCTCTCCAACCGCGCTGACCGCAACGGATCTGCTTGTGACCGTGACTACACGGTGATCAAGATCAAGACCCGCAAGGCCAACGGTGACATCAAGGTGGACTACGACCTCGAAGGTCACGACAAGATCGCCGTTGACACCTCTGGTCTGCAGTTCAATGATGTGGAGCAGATGCTCGCTGATGCGTACGAGCAGGCGTGGGGAGACTCGGACTCAGCCCTGCAGACGCAGAGCAACGCGGAACAGAAGCAAGACGAGGATGAGGTCAAGTCCAGACTCAAGGTGGTCAAGGAAGAGCCCGAGTGGGCAGTCAAGGAAGAGCCGAAGGAATGGACCGAAGATGAGCTGCGTGCGCTGCCCTTCGAGGAACTTGTGATCGTGTGTGACAAGGAAGGCGAGAGCCTCCCTGATGAGTTGATGGAAGCCGAAAACACTGACAAGGCTGTTGACTGGCTGATCAACCACTAAGCCTGGGTGGGGGTCGCGTTTGTCCTTCCCCATGTGGATAAGCCACCCCGTGGCCCCCACTCAGCACCACAAGTAAAGGCTCTCGTCGCATGAAGATCGTCCGTACGCAAAAGCGGATGAACATCCGCAGGACCCCTAAGTGGTGGTCCGTTCACACACACAGTAGGTACTCGAACAATGACGCATTACCGTCTGTTGAATCAATCGTGGCCAAAGCTGCTGATCTTGGTCACAAGGCAGTGGGTCTTACTGATCACGGCAACATGGCTGGTTCAGTTGAGCTTTACACGGAGTGCATGAAGCGAGGACTCAAGCCCTTTCCTGGCAGTGAGTTGTACTTCGTTCCCGACATAGCCCAGCACAAACGAAACTACATCGATCCCAAGATCAAAGAGTCCCGCTACCATCTTGGCGTCGTCGCGTATACCTCTGAGGGCTATGAAAACCTGGTCCATTTGTCTACAACATCGCATCTTCAGCACTTTCACAAGCCGCTGGTGGACTTCACAACTCTGGCCCAACTGTCTGATGATGGGAGGACAAATGGTCTAGCCATCACTACTGGCTGCTTTTTCGGGTACGCAGTCCAGACCCTGATCAAGGATGGGGATGAGGCAGTTGAGCGCTACCTCGCGACTCTTGAGTCGTGGTTCCCAGGGTCTGTCTACGTTGAGATCCAGAATCACAACATCACCCATGATGACGGCTGTAGTGATGAACAGGTCGCTGATCAGATGGTCAGTATTGCGGATCGCATGGGACTGCCTGTGGTCATCACCCAGGACTCCCACTATCTCGAACCAGATGACAAGGATGACCATGAAGCCCTCAAGCGACTCGTCGCCTTCGGCCCCGAAGAAGATGACGCCGTTTTCCCAGGTGACGGATTCCAGTACGGAACTGAATCCTGGATTAGAGACCATCACCGCGACCATCATCTTGAACGAGGACTGGAAGGGCTGGCAGATCTCCTCAGTAGACACGAGCTACGGGTCCCGGTCCTTGACGATTACTCTTATGCGGTCCCCTCTGTCGTAGACGATCCTCAGCCAGCGATGGAGAAGCGCTGCACCAACGAGTTGGCTAAGAGAGGGTTGTGGAGCAAGCGCTACCGAGATCAACTGCTCGAAGAGTTCCACACCATCAAGGCTGGTGGCATGGCGGGCTACATGATGCTCGTTGCCATGGTGACCGACTGGCTCGTAGAGAACGACGTTCCCTTCCAGACCAGAGGTAGTGCTGCTGGCTCTCTGGTGTGCTGGCTGCTGGGCATCACTCAGGTAGACCCCATCAAGTGGAATTTGCGCTTTGACCGATTCTTGTCAAAGGACAGGACCAAGCCACCGGATATCGATCTAGACATTGCTCATGATCGCCGGGAAGAGCTGATCGCCTGGATCAACACCAAGTTTGCTGCCCACCAGATTGGATCGTGGGCTACGTACTCCATGGACTCTGATGATGAGGAGAAGGGCTCCCTGCTACGTCGGTACTTCAGCCGCAACAAGTTTCGGGACAACCCCATCGAGTCCTACAAGGACATCCCCCAAGAGGACAAGGACATGCTGTATCGGCTGTCTGATCGTGAGTTGTTCTCAGGTATGGGCACCAACGCTGCGGGTGTGGTGATCACATCTACCCAACACGAGTTCGCCAAGTTGGTACCACTCGCCTACATGTCACGCGGCGGGTACGTGACCCAGTACCACAAGGACGATATCGAGGCTCTCGGTCTGGTGAAGCTCGATGTGCTGGGGTCAAAGACACTCACTGTACTCAAGCGGACCATGGACAACCTCGGTCTGTCAGTCGAGAAGCTACAAGAGATCCCCACTGACAACAGGCAGGCGTACACCTTCATGCGCCGGGGAGACATGGCCGGGATCTTCCAACTGGAGGGCTACTCATCTGAGAAGGGGATCAAGAGGCTTCAACCCACCCACATCAAGGACGTGATCGCTGCCATGGCTCTGTTCAGGCCAGGGGCGATGGTGTCGGGGGGAACAGACGCCTTCATCAACCGCAAGCACAAGCGGCAAGAGATCCCGGACAGACACGAGCTGATCAACAGGGTCACCAAGGACACCTACGGGGTGATGCTGTACCAGGAACAGGTGATCGACATGTTGCGGGGACTGGGGATGGATGCAGAGAACCTGACCAAGTTCCTCAAGGCAGTCAAAGCCAGCAACAAGAACATCGGGGCTGCGGGAGAAGTGATCAAGTCCTACAAGGGCTGGATCGAAGAGAAGACAACCGAGATAGGGATGAGTGATGAAGACAAGACCTTCCTGGATGAAGCGATCCAAGGCTTCGCGGAGTACGGGTTCAACCGTGCCCATGCGACGGTTTACGGCCTCACTGCTTATCGCTGTGCTTACCTTGCGGTTCATCACGGACTTGAGTTCCACGCTGCTCTTTTGGCTGTGGCAGCGGGAGATCCGAAGAAAGAGCCAGGGTACGTCCAAGCCACTCGTAGACGCGGGATCAGGATTTCCAAGGCGGATGTCAATGCGTCCGGAGCAACCTACACAGTGGATTCACGTACAGGGTCCATCAGGCGGGGACTACAGAGCGTGAAGGGAATCGGGGAAGTAGCCGCCCGGATCGTAGAAGACCACCAGCCCTACAAGGACATAGCAGATCTGTTGGAGAGAACCCCCTCCAAGTTGACCGGGAGGAAGGGCTATGCGGGGGACTTAGACGACTTCACTGGTCATCTGGCAGCCCTACGTGACGCCGGGGCTCTGGAGTCAATCACATGATTAGGGAGAACAAACTAGACACCAGATACCAAGTGGTAGTCAGATCACAAGGTATGTGCGAGGCCATGGTGGAAGTGAGTGGAGTGTGGACTCGGTGTTTTCGTAGTCCAATAGAGGTACATCACATGCTCACGAGGAGTAGAGGAGGGCTACTGCTAGATGCAGCCGGGGAGACCGCCCATCTCATTGCGCTGTGCCACCAGCACCATGTGGTCGCTCACGGACCAGGTGGTCACGACTCAGGACTGATGATCAGTGGATATGTCACAACAGGAGAGAACAACCGCCTTGTTTATGACGGGCAAGACGAGCGACTGGCACACGTTGGAGCCCTGGATATGCCAGAGCTGCCGGATGGTCTACCCAGTGATGACTCTTGCGAGGGACTGCGAGGACAAACACTTTGAAGAGGGATGGGCGGTACCAGAGGTCTACAAGGGGAGGAAGTCAGCATGAGTCCACATGAGCATTACAAGCAGGCCGAGTACTTACTCAATGAAGCACAGAACTACAACGAGGAGTTCGAGGAGAGGCTGGTTGCCCGAGCCCAGGTACACGCCACACTCGCTTCTGTAGCCACATGGCCGGGAGATGAGCGATGAGGGTGAAGAACCTCATTGGGAGGCATGAGGATCGGGAGAGGGTTCTGGACTGGATGAATGAGCATGGGATCAACGTGAACAACGTTCCCCTGGACTTCCAGGTAGAGATCATCGACAAGGACCACATGGAGATCGAGGTCTACGACGTGACTTCTAATGGTCAGAAGAGCTGGGACAACGAGCGTATGCAGCCCAAGATGCGCTGGCTACATGTGAACGTGAAGACCCCTTTTCCCGAAGATCTTCTAGAGGACTGATCCCACAGGCGTGTGATGATCCCACAGACGTGTTATGGTCTCTCCATGGCTGACAACAGGGTTCATGTGAGTGTTCGTCTCGGTCAGAAGGGATTGGAGTGGCTGGATCGGATAGCTCACGAACATCACCAGACCAGGACCGAAGTACTGCGCTGTGCGTTGATCGTGGCGAAGAAGTACGAGGCCGAATTGATCAAGCAACTGAAGGACTTCTAGGGCGTGTCCTATGTACATTGAGACGAACAGAACATAGGTTGGTGACATGGACTGGTGGGAAGCACTCATCATCTGCGCGGGAGTAGGGATCTTCATCTTCTTCCT